CAAAGATAATTGGCTTAATAAGTATAGAGTTAATAAAATTGTGAAACAACATTTAAGCAAACAACAATACAAACAATATGGAGTTAGTTTAAAAAACGCCATCATGGAAGTTGGTAAGAATCTTAATGACGAAGAATCTTTAACACTTCTGGAGGCAACTCACAATGTTTAATTTGCTCATATGGGTAATTTACGGCTTATTTGTTGGTTCGTTAGCAAAAGCTATAGTTCCTCTAAATCTCAGACTAGGTTTTTTCCAAACAATAGCTTTGGGTGTTGCTGGTTCTTACATGGGAGGCGCTATACTATATATCTTGGGTACTTACGATAGTCTAAGTCCTTCTGGTATATTTATGGGAGTTGCTGGCGGAATTATAAGCTTAATACTATACAATAAATTCTTAAATACGTGAAAGGATACAAAATATGGCTGATCGTAAAATATCTGAATTAAGTTTAGGCACACGCGTTCACGATGCTGATTTTATTGTTGTTGTTACAGGAGTAAATCAATATGTTGATCCAAGCGATCCTAGTCTAGGATATAAGCAACTAGTAACTTCAAAAGTACCCTTATCCGGCATGGCTGCTTGGACATTTCGCATAAATGAAATGGTTAGTGGATGCACAGGTATACAAATTATACCACAAATCAATACCGGATTATCCCCTGCAAAGATGAACACAATCTCTATATGTGCTACGGGTTTAGCTCTTGCTAGTCATACTCATACATCTTCTAATATTACGGATTTTAACAGTGCTGTTAGTGGTTTAGTATCTCAACAAATATCAATACTAGGAACAACAAGCGCAAAAACCGGAACTATCAACAGTATTCCAGAACTAAGTATGAATTTATTGCCAAATTCTAAATACTTAATAGAACTAGGAATAATTACAAGTGGTACATCCTCATCAACAGAATTTTCTGGATTAATTGCAACAACAGGTATTGATGCTTCGAACGCTAATCTGCTAAATGTTTATGGAACATGGCAATATCAAGAACCTATTAATTTCAGAAGTTATTCCACATCTTTTCCTGTTACAGGTAATATAAATAGATCTGATAAAATGGTTTTAATTGGTAGCGGGATAAATTCAGGACAAATAACCATAGTAACAAAATTTACTGCTCAAACATATGTACATGAATCTGATAGATTAAGTTTTAAATGGGGAGTAAATGGTACAGACGGTCAAGTACTTCCCGGTAGTTGGATAAAGGCAGAAAAAGTAACATGATATGGATTCCAGAATATCACAGCTATCACCTGTCAATAAGATATACGATGACGATCTAACTGTTATCGTTACGGGATATAATCAACAAGGCGCTTTTCCTGATAATGTTAAAATTAGCCTAAAACAAATTAGACAAGACATTATTAGATTAGATGAAATGATTTTTATTGTATCTGGGTTTTCTGGATACTACAATAGTGGTAGTAATACAATTACTATCACCACTCATCAAAAACAAGGTAATCTTATCAACCTAACGTATGATAATGAATACCCATACAGACAAAATATTTCTACTACCGGTATTAATTTAAAAACAGAAAATTTGTTGGTAAAAGAATACGAAACAATATGGCCATATACAGGAATACTATATAATACTGGTCTAAATGCAATAGCCGGTAATAATATTGAAATACAATTTTCTACAAATAGTCCAGCTAATTCGGGCTATGGCGGAGCTGGTGGAAAATATTTTACTGGAATAATATCTACAACAGGACTTAATGCTACTGTAGGAACTGGTTTGTATTTTAAAACTAATTCTGATTGGCCTCATTCTTGTGAAATTGGTATGCTTTCAAAGATATATGATAAGTATAACACTTACACCATACCTACTGGTACATCGTCTATGGACGAACACCTTTTATTTCCTTTAATTTTTCCTTCTGCTATTCAAAGTCTTAGTTATACAAAATGGAAATGTGAAGGCTATTATAATAATATTTCTATAACCACATATATACCAGCAACACAGCCAACAATAACCGGCCCGACTGGACAACCAGTAACTTGGTCAACTTATTCTGTTGGATCAATTACTCAAGGCACTTTAATACCATCTTTATATAGTATTTCGTATGAATTAAATAATTTATCTAATAAGATATACTCTGCTCCTTTATATGAATACACAGATGTCAAAATACATACAAATCATAACCAAATAGCACAATCTAAATCTCATAGTATAGATAATGCATTTTTTTTATCTTTTTTTAATATAGCTCTAAACACATTAGAAGGATACAGCAATCCCTCTGGAGGATTAGCGTTTTTTCTCACAGAGCCGTGGTTCACACCTCCTGTTGCGCCTTTGTTGTGGCAAGGAACATATCAAGAAAATGGAAATCCTATATCTATAACTGGTAATATTATAGCAACTGGTTATATTACTAATATCAGTATCAATGGTCATCGTTTTTTGGAAGTTGTGCCATTATGAAAAATGAAATAGCTGTTTTTCTGTGGTTGTACCATACTGATTTATATCAAGAGTTTATTAATCTTTTATTGCCAATTAAAAAACATATTCATTTATATTTAGGGCTATGTGATACAATACAAAATTTAGACATAGAACATATTTTTAGTCAGATATTTTCTCCAAACTTGACAATCGAGTACTACCACAATGCCGGAGCAGACGTTCTTCCTTTTTTGTATCAATTAAAACTAGCTGATAATAAACATAAATATTGTATCAAACTACACTCTAAAAAAAGTTGCTTAGGATATAATAAACAAATTAATTGGTTAAATATTCTTTTAAATGATTTATTGGTTCCGTCTGTATTTATGAAAAATATAGATAGACTAGAAAAAGATTATCATGATATAATTGGATCTAAAGTGTTTTTGTACAAAAATCAGGAACTCTATAATAGTGCAAAAATAATAGAAATTTGTAATACTATCAATATTGATTACTCAAAAATAAAAAGAAAAACTTTTATTGCAGGAAATATGTTCATTGCTAGATGCTCCATATTCGATCCTTTTGTGGTGTATTTTGATTCACTAAAAGACAAGCTGGAACAAGAAACCGGACACGTAACAGATACCTATGAAGGTAAATATGCACACTCTATGGAAAGACTATCAGGATATTTAGGATCTCAAAGAAGAAAGATAGGATATTCTTTTTTACCTACAAAAATTATTTTAACATCAAAAATTCCTGGTGTTAGAAAACTGCACATGGTAGAACTTTGTAACCAAGAATGTTATATTCTTGAAAATGTAAATATATACGGTAAAATCAAAGAACATAGAGTAAATAAAGATATAACTATTAATTGGTTAAACACACAACAAGCAGAATATTATACAAAATATACATACCTTAATAATAAAACACTAATCAATCATGCTTACTCCTAAACAATTACACGAAGAATATTCTACAACACCATGTGAACCGGCTAAGTTTGGAATCGATCCATTAGTAGGAGATAAGGCTTATGGTAGGGGAACACCATACTATGCTACAAGAGTTGTTCAATTTCTAAAACACGTCAGATATCCCTGCTATAATGGAAGCCAAATTGTTGGAACAGGCCGTAACAGGTTGGGTTTACCGTATAAGTTTTTACAAGCATTAGACGTAGAAGCATTTACAGAAATCCAGACCACAATAAAGTCTGGAACAGCTCATTCTGTTAGAAATGCTGCCGATATTGCTAGATCTTGTAAATTATATGCAGATAATACCAAACAGTATTGGCATCATAGAGGAGCAACAGAATATATTGAATACTTTGGATCAAATTCTCTGCCTGATTGTTTAATGACTCTTGGTCCTGATTTGGTTTCTGTTTTTAATTCTTCTCACTATTCCGCTAGAGGACCAGGTGTTGGCGACATGTCTTGTTTTCCCAACGACGGATGGGGAACTGTCTCAACAAAAAGAACCTGTATACAGCCATCCAATCCATTAGCTGAACCCCAATGTAGATCATGTCGAGAGTGTCCTGATCCTCCGTCCGAAAGAGACTTTTGTTGCCTTATCGGCGGCGGAGTCCCTGCTCATATTAATTTATGTTGTAAAGCAATATTGACAACAAAATTAGATTTTTCATATAATATACCGCCAACAGAAGCTGGCAGTATTAATATTCGTCCAAGAAACAGTTATTATTTGCACATGCCGAGTACTTCTTTCTTTACAACCCAATGGGGAGATAGGGGGTGGGGAGGTCCGGGAACAGATGTGCCGACTACTAATGATAGACAAGCTGCTGGACCAGTAGAGATGCTATATCTATCAACAACAATAAACAAGTTAAGAGCGAATGATATGATATACTTTTCTGACAATAGAGCTTTCCTATATAAAGGACCATATACAGATGATCAAAGCTCATATATAGAATATACATATTACATGAGACACATAGGATTATTAGAAAGAAAACTATATGATGGTTTTGCAAATTTTCAAAATCATACAGGATCGATAATGCACTCTGCTCCGGATAGTGTCTTTTTGGAGTATTTTCAAAGTATCAACGGATGGAATTATGCGCGATATCCTGTAAGTACTAATGAAGATACTGTGAACCCAAATGTTTTTCCCGGATTCAATGGTATATTTAGAGCAAGAACTATTTCTGCGGTACTAGCAGCAGGTAGTTCAGTTGCAGGACGCACACCTGTCACAAATACTCAAGCAATGGTAGACGCTGTCAAAGATTTACTTTGGAACGGTTACGGTGTTTTATTATTTTCTAATGTTGGTTTCCCAGCAAATAGAGACTCACAAGGAGTAGCCTATCCTGATAGAATATGGTACACCACTTATGCTATTATAGGTTATGATGATACAAAAACAGAATTTAACGAATGTGTTTATGTTTTATCTTTACCTTGGGGAGACTGGATCTCGGGAGGAAATCCTTCTTGGGGTCCATTACCTCCTGGTTGTTTTCTGGTAACAGAAACTCATCTAAAATGTATGATTAAATTTTACTCAGATACTGAATATTATGATTGTAGAGAAGAATGTGGTAATCATGGACCAGCAGATAAATGTGAACAATATTATTGTTCTAAACAACAAGCAGCATTTGGTATGTTGTATGCTATTTCTCTAAATGATGGATTTCCAAGACAAAATATAAATCATTCTCAATTTTGGCCGGTTATGACACTAAGAGAAAAATTTAATGAAACTACCCTATATTATAAGTATGCATAATTATGATTTTATGTGATCCTAAAAAATACTACTCAGATCCTCAGCTATTAATACCGACAGATAGAATTCCTAGACCAACCGAAGATATAGAAGTTATTGGGCTAGTACCCATACCCGAAGCCATATATCTTGCATCAGAAAGAAGCTCTATATGCAAAATTACAGAAATTTCTTCTATTACAATAAATTTTGCTAATCCATTAACGAGTTTTACAATCTATGATGTACCGGGCGCAGTTACAGTCTCAGGAGGTTCGCTTCATGCTATTAATTCCAGAGAGCCAGACCCCGCTAGACTAGCACTTTTGGGTTTTACAAACCCTCTAAGAACAGGACATGGATGGTATACAGTTAATACTGGTAGAGCCATATTAAATATTAGTACTAATGCTAGATTAGTTTTAGATAATGTAGGATTAACAAATAATAGTATTAGTTGCAATGAATTTGATATACGTAATAAATCTTGCTACGCAAATGGAGATATTAACGCTCCGTATCTTTATGTACAAGATAGTTTTGCATATAATGTTAATACAAGCGTAAATACATATATTATATCAACAGATTCTAAAGTAGATAATATATATTTACAAGCCAGAACAGGCTACATATCCGATTCTTCTGTGGCAGATTCTGAAATGTCTCATTTTTCATCTTTTATTAATAGCTCTAAAATTATAGATTCAAAAATAGAATACTATCATGCTTTGATAATGAATTCACAAATTCAAGCTCAATTATATGAATCAGAATCATTATTAATAGAAGGACTTTATGTTCCAATGTATAGAACAGATATTAGAGACACAACCATCCTAAAAAATGGTATAGTACAAGGAACTAATATATCAGCAGGAAGTGTGATAGTTTCTGGAGGCGTTTTACAGTGCTATAATTTGAATGGTCGTGTAGGAGATCTTAATATCGGAGAATCTCAAGAACAAAGAAATACACCCATATCTGTTGTAGCAGAAGGCAAACTTATTGCTAATGGCGTAGACACCTCTACTGTTAGTGGCCTGGCAACAATCAAAGGCACTATAGAAATAGGGTCTATATACAATCGTTTTTTTGCTTACTCTATTGATGCACCAGCACTAAATATTAATAACAATGGTGGAATTACAGATATTGGAGCAACAGCTAATACGGGCTATCTTAATTGTATAAATTTATCTAGTTATAGTGGAGCTAAAAATATTATACATAATAATGTTTTGATATCTGGAGGGTATTCTAACGAAAGTACAATTGAAGGAGACTTTTTACAATTAAAGAATTTTACTAACTCTGGTTTAATAAAGGTTAAAAGTAGTCAATTAACTAATAGTAATAATTATGGCATAATAAATGAAGCTGTTTTTCTTACTGGTGCTGTAAATCATCAAAGCGGCTTAATTTCTAAAGGTATATTTCGATTCGACAGTATTAATAATGGGTCGGTTACAGAAGGATCTTTTACAGACAAAGCTATCAGTAACGGAAACGTATTTAATGCTACATTTAGTGGTTCTTTTACACCAGGATATTCCGGACCAGTAATTAACAATGGATTTGTTAATAACGGTATTTTTACAACCCCTCTGACTATACCTAGAGATAACAATGATCGTCCGATAGCTTTTGCAATGATGGACGTGGTTAACAATGGTAGCGGAAATACTATCAATATAGGTGGTTTTGCAAAAAATAATGGATCAGTATACAAACTTTTAACCGTTAGAAATAGCGGAGAAAACTCTTCAACTCAACCTGTTAAAATAGAATTTTATAACACTAGCATGAATACTGCTGCTATAACAGGTCAAGCCACATTCAAAAATTCTTCTAAAAATCACATCGGAGGAGGATCAGGCTCTATACAAAATTACTACGACAACAGTTCTGTGCAACCACGATTTGGTCTTGGTTATGGATCTTTTTTCTTGAGTAAATGTAACTTTTATGATTATAGTTTTGTTAGTGGTTTGGGTAACACTACCTCTGGAGAAATGAATTTCTATAATTTTAGTACTTTATATTGGGGTAATATAGACAACGGCATATTTTATAATACAAGCAAGATACTAAATAAAGGACCAGTTTCAGCAAATGTACTATATTTTAAAGATGATAGTTATTGTAGCGGAAATGTAACAGTCAATAAATCTGGTATTTTTTTTGATAATAGTTCTAATAAACTACAACTACTCGGAAGTGTTGCGCAATTTACTAATAATAGTAAAAATACAGGAATAATTTTAACTAGTACTACTTATTTTATGGATAGCGCAACCAATATTGGACTAATTGAATCTCAATCTATAGGTTTTCAAAATTCATCAGTAAATAAAGGTACCATACGAGATGGAAATCAAGTAATCTTTATGGACAGTGCCGTAAACGATAGAGCAGAAGGCTTTTTTAAAGAAGGAGTATTTTTCCCTACCGGTGGAGGAGGGGCTTTAATCATGGGAGTAGATCAAGTAGCATTCCTAGAATCTGCAACCAATTTGGGAGGTATTATCGATTTTGATACAGCTGTTTTTTTTAACAATGCCAAATCTTATGCTGCAGAAGCTATAGGGCGCCTCATCACACAAGATGAATATAAGCTGATTAATAATTTAAGACAATTAGATCTTTTTGGTAGCAATCGATCTTATATGGCAGGAAACAATATTTTATTTAGTGGTTCTATAAATTATGCTCCTTTAAAGTGTACCACTGTTACTTTTAATAATGCTCAAAACAATGCTCATACAAAATATTTTTTAGTAGATACATTTAATACATTCTCTATGAGTGGTATACCGGGAGCCTATGCTGCTATCCAGGGATGCGGTTCGGTGTCATTTGTTAGCGGTAGCACAAATAATGAAGCAATAGCCAGTTGCGATTCTGTGACATATAATAGTAGCACTAATAATGGTCGATTAAATAATATAGGTACTATTAGCTTTAATTCTAGCAGTAATAATGCGCCAATATACGGAACTGTATCTTTTGATAATTATTCTAATAATAATGGTTTTATATCCGGTAATGTCACTTTTGCTAATCATTCTAATAATTATGGACAAATATCTGGTACTGCATGTTTTGATAACACTTCTTTTAATTATGGCGAAGTTCTAGAGATAAATTGTGCATAATGCCAACCGTATCTTGACGGATGTCCGGTTAACCATAATATAACTCTATGAGAGACCACATTTTCCAAAAACTGTCTAAATTTCTGGATACGTCTACCAATATTCCAGAATGGATTCCTGGCAAAGACACTGTAATGTATTCTGGTCCATATTTTGATGAAGCAGAGTACTTGGCGGCCATTGATGTTTTACTAGACGGATGGTTAGTCTTAGGTAAGAAAGGCTTAGAATTTGAACATTACTTTCCCCAATATCTAGGTAAACACCATGGATTATTAACAAATAGCGGTAGTTCTGCTAATCTATTAATGATGAGCGCTCTTACTTCTAAAAGATCATATAAGCTACCCAAAAATACCAAAGTAATCACACCAATAGCAGGATTTCCAACAACATTAAATCCTATTATTCAGGTAGGTTTTGAACCAATTTTTGTGGATATAGAATTAGATTCTCTAAATTTGGATCTGGATCAAACAGAAAATGCAGCAAAACAAGGCGCAAAAGTTATAACCTTCGCTCATGTTTTAGGAAATCCACCTAATATGAATAGATTAATGGATATAGTAAATAAATATAATCTAATTCTTTTAGAAGATTGTTGCGATGCTTTAGGTTCAACTTTTGACGGTAAACCACTCGGTAGTTTTGGTCTTATGTCTAGTTGCAGCTTTTATCCCGCTCACCACATAACAATGGGAGAAGGTGGTTTTGTTGCTACTCAAACAAAAGAATTAGAGATTATAGCTCGTAGTTTTAGGGAATGGGGTCGAGGGTGTTATTGCACAGGTCCAAAAGCTGGTAAACTAAAAAATGGCATGTGTGGTTCTAGATTCTCTAATTGGTTACCATCGTTACCCAATGAAATATTTGATCATAAATATGTATATGATGAAATTGGCTTCAATCTAAAGCCCATAGAAATACAAGCGGCTATCGGTTTAGAGCAGATAAAAAAATTACCCATTATACATGAAAAACGTAAAGACAACTTTAAAAGACTGTACGATATTTTTTCTTCTTTTCAGGATCATTTCATATTGCCAAAAGCCACCAATGGTGCCGATCCTAGTTGGTTTGCTTTTGCTATCACGATAAAAGATCATCAAAAATTTAATAGATCTTCTATTACTAACTATCTTGAAGACCACAAAATACAAACAAGACCATATTTTGCCGGGAACATCTTATTACAACCAGCATATGATGGAATGATGTCCTATGATAATCTTAATAATCAGTATCCTAATGCAAGAAAAGTTACAACTGACACCTTTTTTCTAGGTACTAGTCCTGTTATAACTAAATACCAACTAGACTATATAGAAGAAATAGTCAATAACTTTATGAAAGCATACTCATGAATATCGACACTCATCATATAATCATTAAAAAATGGGGCTATGAAATAGTTATCGTAAATAATGATTTATACTGTGGCAAGAGGCTTCATGTACTGCCATCAAAATGGTGTTCTGTACATTATCATAAAAATAAAAAAGAAACATTTTATGTTATATCCGGAGAATTAAAATTACAATATTCTACAACATTAGATTTGGACTATTGGAATACTAATAGTGGATCTATTACAACCTTAATACTCAGATCTGGAGAAAGTTTTACAATAGACACTATGATTGCTCATCGTTTTACTTCTAACACATCTGTGTTTTGTGAATTTGTCGAATTCTCTACTCATCATGATGATACTGATTCTTATAGGATTATAAACAGCATATGAAATACTACGTAGACATAGACAACACCATTTGCAATACACCCGACCAATCTGATTATGCCAAGGCTATTCCTATACAGTCCAGAATAGACCATATTAATACTTTATTTGATGATGGTCATTTCATTATGTATTGGACAGCAAGAGGATCTAGAACTGGTATCGATTGGTCTAAAATAACCAACGAGCAATTGAATGCATGGGGATGCAAACGACACGGATTAATACTTGGTAAACCAGATTATGATATTTTTATAGACGACAAATCTATACATCCAAAAGATTTTTTCGATGCATAAAATACTAATTATAGGCGAGACATGCGTTGACGAGTATATTTTTGGGGTTTGTAACAGAGTTTGCCCAGAAGCTGCTGCTTTATGTTTCACAACAATGGACGATACAACACCAAAAAAGAACCCCGGAATGGCTGGTAATGTTTATGCTAATATGCTTTCCCTTTGTCCAGAAGCTCAGATAGATATAGTAACCAATAATAATAATAAACCTATTGTAAAACGCAGATATATCGACCAAAGATATAATACTATTGTCTTTAGAGAAGATATTAACGATAAGACCGATAGAATAATTATAGATAATCAAAATTTTAATCAGTACGATATAATAATTATTTCAGATTATAATAAAGGATTCTTACACGAAGATGATTATAGAGAAATTTCTTTAAGATCATCAGACAAAACTATTATATTTGCTGATACCAAGAAAAAGATAACAGATAAAATTTACAAAAATGTTGATTTTATTAAAATCAATTATGCTGAGTATATCAATAATGTTGCTCATAGTGCGAATCTATTAAATTATTGTAAACTTATAGTTACACAAGGATCCAAAGGAGCCTCTTTATATTCTACAGACTCAGTAGTGGAATTCCCTATAGATTTAGTTGAAATTAGAGATGTATGCGGCGCAGGAGATACCTTTCTTGCGGGCTTAGTTACCAAATATATATATAGTCATAATATAGCAGAATCTATTAACTATGCCAATAGTGTTGCTAGTCAAGTAGTGAAAAAATTCGGGGTGGCTACACCATGAATATTTGGTCAAATGGATGTTTTGATATTATACATATCGGACATATAGAATTATTAAAGTTTGCTTCATCTTTAGGGGATTTGTACGTCGGTATAGATTCGGATCACAGAGTAAAACAAAACAAAGGCCCCAATAGACCTATTAATTCTGCTAAAACCAGATATGAAATTTTATCTAGTATTAAGTTCATAAGAAATGTAGATATTTTTGATAGCGACATCTCTTTATGTCAACTAATTAAAAAATATAATATTGACATCATAGTAATAGGAGATGATTATAAAGATAAAAAAGTAATAGGCTCAGATCTTGTTAAAAAGGTTATTTTCTATCCAAAAATTCCTAATATCTCTACTTCGAGCATACTATGTCATTCCAATCAGATCTGCAACAAGTAAGTTCAGAAATAGATTATCAATCTAAAAATAAAAGACTACTTATTGTATTGCCAGAAAGCGCTGGAGATATTTTTTTATCTACTAGTCTATTCCAGTCTCTTAAAGACCTTTATCCAGGTTATGATTTTTATTTTGGATGTTTAGCAGAACACGGTCATATACTAGAAAACAATCCTTACATTTTTAAGATTATCAATTATAGTCCAATTATGAATAATAGTATGGCTATGGAGGGTAAAGGCAAGTGGGGTGGATTATTTCATATTTGTCTACAGTTAAATGTACTAACACAAATACATGTTTGTTATCACCGTAACGGCCTAGATAAATCAGTATATTTTAATAGGTAATATTATAATGCATATTTTAGAAACATATGCTCTGTTAAGCGGAGCTAAAATTAACCAAAGTTTTATACATACAGAAAAATATGACATACCTTATACTGAATACATAGTTTTTCATGGTGATTGTGTAAAAGCATCGGCTAGACAATATAAAAACTGGAATCATGTATTAAACAACCTTAAAAAACGCAACCTGTCTGTGCCGATCATACAAATAGGATCATTATTAGATCATAAGTATGATATAGATCTAAGTCTATTGGGTAAAACTAATACACACCAGTTAGCCTATTTAATTAAAAATTGTACATTATTCCTGGGCTATGATAGTTTTCCTATGCATTTAGCTTCACATTTCCAAAGAAAAATAGTGGCTTTATTTTGTTATCCATCTAAAAATAGTGGACCATATTTTTCTCAACCCGCGGACACTATAATACTGGAACCTAATTTTGATATTATTAAACCGTCTTACACATACGATGATCCGGAAGATCTGATTAATACCATAGATCCAAGTGTAATTTCTGACAATGTTCTAAAACTTTTAGGAATACGATATCATGGTATTGCATAAAAATATATCATCTTTTTATTTATGTATTGATATGGGTGATTTGATTTATTCGTTATTATTTAGTAAAATATTGGGAGTAGATACTCTATTTATAGACGGAGGATGCGGAACAGTAAAATTTAACTGGCAATCTGCTGAATTTTTATTGCCTTTTATCAAGAAACAACCCTACATAAAAAATGTCGAACTATATAATAATCAACCATATGACTACAACTATGGTTTACATCCCAATCAATTGCCTGTTGTTGTCGGAACAAATCTTACGGAATATCATGCTTCTAAATTTGAGCTTCAGAATAATCTCGCCATCCATGATCCCTGGCTCATAGCGGATACCACGACCCATCCTTTGGTCAAAAAAAAAGAAATAATCATAAATAGAACACCCAGATATAGAGGCAATAATGAATTCTACAATAATCTATTACAACAATTCAATAGAGAAAGTTTATTATTTTTAGGATTACCATCGGAACATGAGTTATTTTGTAAAGAATTTCAAACACAAATAGATTATATCGAAACACCTGACATCCTGGATCTAGCCACTATTATAAACAGTGTCCCTGCTTTTGTTGGTAACCAATCGTTAATATGCTCATTGGCTACCGGTTTAGGAAGACGAATGTTTATAGAATATGGACGTGCTGCTGCCAACTATGTTTTTTCTAGAAATATTATCCACTATTTTTAAACACTATTATGATGAAATTTGGAATAGTTAGTATATATACGCCAAATATATTGCCATTAGCTGTAATTACTACAGAATACAATAAGCGTAAATATTCTGAAAAACATGGCTATGATCTGATTATACAAACAAAAGACTTTGGTTGCAAAAATATAGGATTCGCTAAAATTCAATTGATATTGGATGTGTTAAAAACTAACAAATACGATTGGTTATATTGGTGCGGCAGTGATACTATGATTACGAATTATAATACTAAACTTGAAGATCTTATAGATACAAATTATAGTTTTATCATATCTTATGATATATGGGATTTTAACTCTGATTCATTTCTCATACGAAATAATGAGCAATCAATAGAATATTTTGAGCATATAATGTCTTTATACGATATTTATATTGATGCCGATGGCAATGCTGCTGATTTTGGTTTGAGATTACCAGACGGGGGAGCCAGAGCATGGGCTGAACAAGGAGCAATGATAGATCTTTATCAGCAATATGATAAGTATAAACACATCACTAAGCCAATGCATCAAAAATTCATGAATTCTTATTTATACAATCTTTATCCTTCTCCTTGGCATCAAAAGGGTTTAGATTGCAAAGGAAATCCTGGACAATGGACGCATGGAGATTTTCTCATTCATTGGCCCGGTATGAGCAACGAAAATAGAATCTCTTTAGCTTTGAATTTTTTATCTCAAGTAATATATGATTAATATTATGAAAAAAATAATTTATGTTACCGGATGTTTGGGTTTTATAGGCTCATATATAACCAGAATGGCTCTTGATAAAGGCTGGTATGTGAGAGGAGTAGATAAAATAACTTATGCTGCTAATATTGATCTATTAAAAGATTTCAATAAATATTCTAATTTTGTTTTTCAACATATAGATATTAATGATATAGAGTTTTTATATGATTGTGATTATATAATCAACACAGCGGCAGAAACACATGTAGGCAATTCTATTGTTGATAGCGACACCTTTGTAAGATCTAATATAGAGGGTGTTCATCATTTACTCAAACTTATGAACGCCTATAGACAAGAACAACAAAATCAACCAGTATTAATACACTTTAGTACTGATGAAGTTTATGGCGATATAGATCATGGGAAGCATTCTGAAACAGATATATTAAAACCGAGTAATCCATATTCAGCAACAAAAGCTGCTGCTGATATGCTAATATTAGCGTGGTCTAGAACATATGGCATTAAATATAATATCATAAGGCCAACTAATAATTATGGTATTGGCCAGTATGTTGAGAAACTAATTCCCAAATCAATTAAATTTTTATCGCTAGGTAGAAAAATACCATTACACAATAACGGTAATCCTATTAGAAATTGGTTACATGCCGATGATACCGCTAATGCAGTTGTAAAAATTATTGAAGCCGGACAAATGAATGAAATATATAATATATGCGGTGGATTCGAACAAGATAATTTAACCACAGTATCGAAAATTATTAAAACATTTCATGAAAAAGATTGTAATATTAATGAATATCTAGATCTCACATATTCTCGCACCGGACAAGATTTTAGATATACTTTGAATGATGATAAAATCAGAAATATAGGATGGGAACCAAAACAGAATTTTGACAATAATTTATCTAATATTGTGGCTTATTATAAACATAATTTTATATGGTAAACAAATAGAATATTATTTGTATGAATATATTACATAAAAGAATTTTTGATATAGCATTTAAAAATAAACTATCACATTTAGGATCATATATTTCTGCTATTGATATTATTGATAATATATTTACTTTAAAAAATAAAGATGATATTTTTATATTATCTTCTGGACATGCGGCATTAGCTTTGTATTGTGTAATAGAAAAATTTTATAATTTGGATGCTGAATTATTATTTAAAAAACACGGCGGACATCCACACCTATGTGAAGATGATCATATATATTGTTCTACTGGTAGTCTAGGATTGGGAATATTAATTGGTATAGGTAGAGCAGTAGCGAATCAAAACCGTAATGTTTATGTGCTTATTAGTGATGGCGAATGCGCTGAAGGTTCTGTTTGGGAAGGATTAAGATTTATTAAAGAATATAATTTATCTAATATTAAAGTTTATGTAAATATGAATGGATATGCAGCATATGATAAAATCAATAAAAAATATCTAGCTGATAGATTAAAAGTATTTTTGCCAGAAATTAATATTATAGAAACAACATCCAATAAATATGCATTTTTAAGTGGATTAAATGCCCATTATCATGTCATGTCAGAGGAAGACTATAAAACTATATCATGAGAAAAGATTTTGCTAAATTTTTATATTACCATATGTCAATTAATGACAAGATATGGTTATTAACAGCGGATTTAGGTTATGGGTTATGGGATAAAATTCGTTTAGACTACCCAGACAGATTTATTAATTGCATGTCCTCTGAACAACTAATGCTTGGATGTGCCGTTGGCTTGGCTTTGGAAAACTATATACCTGTTTGTTATTCTATAACCCCATTTTTATTGTATAGACCATTTGAATTAATAAGAAATTATTTAGATCACGAAAAAATCAATGTTAAATTAGTTGGTGGAGGTAGAGATAAGGATTATGGGTATCTTGGATTTTCTCATTGGGCAGAAGAGGATATTGAGGTTATGGATACTTTTAAAAATATAATAAAGCTTAAACCAAAAAATTTGTCCGAACAAGTTATTCAAGAATTTTTACATTCTAATTCTCCAGCGTATCTTAATTTACAAAAATGAAAAAAATTTTATTAACTGGTAGCAATGGATATATTGCTAATGGTATACTAAATAATATGTCTCATAAATATAAGTTTATATTGTTAAATAGAAATATTTGTGATCTAATGGATTCGGAATGTATTGATATGTTTTTGAAAAATCAATCTTTCGATTGTGTTATACATACTGCTGCTATTGGTGGTAGTAGACTACGCAACGATACTACAGATGTAATACAAAATAATATTGTCATGTTCTATAATTTATTTAAGCATAAGCATCTATTTGATCGTTTTATTTATTTTGGTTCCGGCGCTGAGATATATAGTCAATTAAATCCATATGGTTTTGCTAAAAAAATTATTAGTGACATTATCATAAATAATGATAAATTTTTTAATCTAAGAATTTTTGGTGTTTTTGATGAAAATGAATTATCTACAAGATTTATTAAGTCTAATATACTTAAATATATCAAATATAAAAATCTAGAGATACATCAAAATAAAATTATGGATTTTATATATATGAAAGACCTAATTAATATAGTTGATTATTATATTAGTAATGAAAATCCACCTAAACAAATTGATTGCTGTTATGCTGAACATAAATCATTATTAGAAGTATGCGAAATAATTAATTTGCTTAATAATGATTATCGATCTCATATTTCTATAAATGATACTAGCATTTGTGAAAATTATTATGGGAATTATCATAAACTCCCAATTAAAGAATATGGACTGGTTCAAGGAATACAAAACACATATAGAGCAATTTTATCAAATGAATACACTAATTAATACAGATAACGGGGATACAATCCACGCCCTACCCCTGCTAAAAAACATATATTCAACATTTAAACAGTGTGGTTATTATTTTCCTAGGTCAGCACCAGACGCCACCACTAGTTTTTTAAGTAAACGAAATTTATTATACGATCTTTTGGAACAGCAGCCGTATATTACTAGTTTTGGTTTTATTGATATGGATTTTCATGATAAAAATATTTTTCTAAATCAAAATTATTCTACTGATTTAAAAATTACAGAAGTATATTTTGATAAACTTAATAAGCTCAGTACATCAGAACAGGTATTTAGGCAACCAGTTTCTAGTTTGTATTATGAAAATACAACCTCAAGATTTATTTCTGAGAGTTCAGATTATATAATACATTTTATTCCTAATCTATATTGGAGTCCTCAAGATCCAAATAGTTATTTATATCCATTATCATATCTAATTGATCTTAGATTTGATCTTAAAAATTCTTTTTCAGATAAATGGTTATTTTTAGATAGTCACGAACCATTACATGATAAAAAAATTGCTATTGGAAGAACCGCTAGATATACGGAAGATATATCTATTATGAAAACTTTATTAGATAAATTTGGTAAAAATAATTTTATTTTCTTAGGATTACCATCAGAATATGAAAACTTCTGTAAACATATAGATAAAATTGATTATTTGGAGACTAAAAATTTATTAGAAGCAGCTAAAGCATTAAATACTGTAGATTTGTATATTGGTAATCAAAGTTGTTTGTTAGCCATAGCCGAGGCATTGAAATTAAATATCATATGTGAAGCTTCCAAGTATGTTCCAAATTGTAATTTTTCTTTATTTAGAAATAATTTTTGGTATACTTTTATTCATAATGATGAGATTTTATTAGCTAATGATGGCATGAAAGAAGACTCTGCCACAATATTAGAACATAATTTAATTAGAAAAAACCAGTATAATAATATTTTTATATTTAAAGACTAACTATAAAGAAAAACCATTATGAATTATCAATCACACGAAAAACAAGATCAGTTTGTTGTTAAGCTACAAAAATATTTAATCAATAAACCAGATAAACAATATTATTTAGATGTGGCTTGTGGTCATCCTATTATAGGAAATAATACATATGTTTTGGACTCGGAGTTATCTTGGTATGGTTTTGGATTCGATTTAGTAGACCGAACCGATATATGGAACGCAAACAGAAAAAACGGTAAATATATTCAGCAAGATGTTTGTGTTGCAAGCTTTACTGAATTTTTGTTAGATCAAAATTATTATTTGTACGATTATCTGTCATTAGATGTCGATATTGGAGGACATGAACCTAAAAACTATAGCCATATAGCTTTGGATCGTATTTTAGATGCTAATATAGAATGTAAGACTATTACCTATGAACATGAGTCTTTTAAATACGGAAATAAAGACAAGGATTCTGTCAGATCAAAATTACAAAATAAAGGATATATCATATTGTTTGAAGATGTATGTTTTCCAAACGGATCCGCATGGGAAGACTGGATTATACATCAAGATTATTTTCATAGTGATATACTTAAATTAAAACAATCAGGCTTAACTTTTGATAAAGTAATAGAAGTGCTATGATAAACAAAAACTCATCCATACATAACTCTGTACAAATTATAGAACCAGTCAATATTTATGGATGTATTATTAAAGAAAATTGTTTCATAGGACCATTTGTAGAAATACAAAAAAATGTTACTATAGAAAAAAATTGTAGAATTAGTAGTCATAGTTTCATATGTAGTCATGTACATATTGACGAAAACACATTCATAGGACATGGTGTTATGTTCACAAATGATATTTTTAGTGATTCAGAAAATATTAATTCGTGGAATCCTAGAAGTACTAAAATTGGGAAAAACGTAAGAATAGGATCTAATGTAACATTACTACCAGTGGCGATTGGAGATAATGTAATTATTGGAGCCGGATCTGTTGTGACAAAAGATATTCCTAGCAACTGTGTTGTATATGGTAATCCAGCTCAAATTAGAAAACAATTATGAAAAATGAAGATAAAATATGTATTATCGGTTTAGGATATTGGGGCAAAATCATTTTGAGAAACCTTAATCAACTAGGGTACCAAAATATTATAATCTGCGAAAACAGAAATGTAGATTGGTCAGAAATAGGACGAAAATATCCTATAATTAAAGACTATAAATCTGTACCTCAAGAATATAATAAAATTTTTGTATTAACGCCGGCTAAAACACATTACGAAATTTGCCACTATTTCTTATCTCTAGGACGAGACGTCTTTTGCGAAAAACCATTAGATATAAATTCTAATACTTGTATAGAATTGTATAATACAGCAGAAAAAAATAATTCGTATTTATTTGTTGATTGGCTGTTTACATTCAACCCTGCTGTCGAAGTCATTAAGAATATTTCTCTTATAAATCCAATTAAAAGCATAAAAGCTAATAGACTAAATTATGGACCCATCAGATATGATGTGAATGCAAGATATGATTTAGCTGCGCACGATGTTTCGATAGCCTTGTATCTTTTAAATAAATATCCCAACAAAATATATTGGCATGATTTTTCTAGAGATAAGACTAGTTTACAAAAAGATAGTTGTATAGGTTTTATGGACTTCGATAATCAAACTGTACAATTAGATTGCAGTTGGTCTTATCCATTAAAAGATCGACTATATACAATAGAACTAGAAGATACTATTATTTATTGGGACGACAACAAAAAACAAATGCACTATAGCAATGGAGATAATATAGTATTTAGCAATGAATCTCCTATTCATAAATCAATTAAGGCTTTTTTTCAAAAAAATACTGTACAAAAAGAACTTACATATAATATAACTAGGATACTGAATTATGAAAATTCATTTTAATGACTTACATAGTCAATGGGTTCAAATAAAAGAACAAGCTCTTAAAGAATTTGATAACCTTTTTTATGAATCAAACTTTATTCTTGGAAAACAAGTTAAAGATTTTGAAAATGATTTCGCACACTATATAGGCACAAAATACTCTATTGGGGTTTCTAATGGCACCGATGCCATAAAGATAGCAGCAAAGTCCTTAAAGCTAAATGATACTACCTTAGTTATTATACCAGCTAATACTTATATTGCTACTATTTTTGGAATGCAAGAAGGTATTCCCAATGCAGATTTTAAACTTATTGATTGTAATAGTTACTATCAAATAGACGTAGACTTAGTAAAAAAATGTATTTTAGACAATAGATCAAAATACAAAAATGTTGTAATTGTCCCTGTGCATTTATACGGATATACTTGTGACATGAAATCATTATTAGATATAGCTCAAAAATACGACTGCATTATACTAGAAGATGTGTCTCAAGCCCATGGGGCAAAATCTTATAATCGGATGGTCGGAACGTATGGACAAGTTAGTGCGTTCTCTTTGTATCCAGGAAAAAATTTAGGAGCAGCAGGAGATGCTGGCATCATCACTACCGATAATGAAAATTATTACAATAATATACTAATATATAGAAACCTTGGCTCAATTAAAAAATATGAACACACAGACATAGGCTATAACCATAGATTAGATACCATACAAGCAATTATTCTTAAACTAAAACTACAACATTTAGAAATCTGGAACAAAAAACGTAGACAAATTGTTAATTATATAGAGAACAACTTAACAAATAACAGGATTACTTTACCCAGAAATCCTAATTACTGTCTGCCTGTACATCATGTATATCCGGTAATAACAGAAAATAATAAACATTTTCAAAACTATCTAACAGAACATCACATAGAATATGGAATGCATTACCCTATTCTTATAGAAGAAACAAGCATGTATAAACATTTGTCTGGACCAGCCCATAATAGCAAACAATTTGCTAGGTATTCTACAAGCTTGCCTATTCATCCTTTTATGACTGATGCACATATTAACTATTTAGTAAACACTATGAATGGATACTTATCATGAATAAAATTTTTAGTTTCTTTATGTTCTTCAATGAAAATGATTTATTGGAAATTAAACTTAATGAAGAACAAGATTATGTAGAAAAATTTATTATTATCGAATCTTTACAAACTCATAATGGTAATAGTAAACCAAAATACTTTGATGAAAAAAGATTCATAAATTTTCAAAATAAGATTGAATACCATCTAATAGAATCTTTGGATGATTGTATCGAAAAGCATCCGGAATTGAGAACACCCTCATTCCACGCCAGACACAAAAATATGTCACCTAAACAACAAAAGTGTTGGGAGAGAGAAAAATTTCAAACTAATTATGCAAATACTATATTGTCTAATCTTGGTGTTGGGGATGAAGATCAAATTATGTTTGGTGGTCTAGATGAAATAGTAAACAAAGATATTATATTGAATCTATCCAAAAACCCCCACGCAATATACGGATTCGATTTAAGACTATATGTGTATAAATTAAATGTTTTTGCTAAAAAAATAGGAGGTCAGATGTTAACATCTTTTGCTAATATAAAAAGATATTTTGCATCAGAATTAAGATCAGATTGTATAGGACATGCTATAGTTAAAGATGCAGGATGGCACTTTAGCGGATTATCTAAAAACATTGATAATCTTAGAAACAAATATACTAATTTCAGTCATTCCCAAGACAGCGTTTGGTCACAAATAGATACTTGGGACGATAATACTTTTTTAAACAATGTAATAAATGGTTATATACCTAATTTCAATAATAATCCACAAAATCATTTACACGATATAAACTCTGAACATATCGAGATACCCGGTATATTATATACAGCTCCTAATTTTGCTTCTATCGATCATAGTATTAAGTTTGGTTTTCCAAAATATATAAAAGAAAACCAGAATAAATACCAAGAATACATATATAAATAAAATACTTGTTATTGACAACCTGTCAGAGACGAGTATAATAGACCTATATGAGACCTAACTGGCAAAATTATTTTCTAGGATTGGCTAAAGTCGTTTCGCAACGAAGCCATGATATACACACACAGCACGGTTGCGTAATTACGGATCAGCAAAATAGGATACTGGGGGTAGGTTATAACGGTTTCCCAAAAGGTATGGACGATTCACTGCTACCAACCAGTAGACCAGAAAAATACTCCTGGATGATACATGCTGAAAGAAATGCATTAGCAAACTGTATTATCAGACCAGACCATGGTATAGCATACGTCACAGGACAGTGTTGTAACGATTGTATTATGGCTCTCTGGCAGGAAGGAGTAACAACTGTGTACATGGCAGAGAACCATGGTACACAATTATTTGACCAAGAAGCTCAAATAAAATTCGATTTTTTCGTTAAGCATTCGGGCATAGTGATAAAAAAAATTAAACCAGACTTTTCTTGGATCAAGAATTTGTCTGGTGTATTATAAGAGTAATCTAAGATAAACTAGGCCCAATTAAATTTTATTACATATGACCAAATTTAATCATCTTTTCTACGGCCTGTTTAGTTAAACATCTAAGGAGATATTATGTCAGCACTCAATGAGCTTCAATCGTATACTTTTGTTAGTAAGTATGCCAGATGGTTAGAGGATAAGAATCGTAGAGAAACTTGGAAAGAAGCTGTTGATCGTGTTAAAAACATGATGTTATACTATTATGCCGATAACAACATATCAGAGTATATCGAATGGGCATATGATATTATGTATAAAAAGAAAGTATTAGGCAGTCAAAGAGCCCTCCAATTTGGAGGAGAACCAATACTAAAGCGTCATGCAAAAATGTACAATTGTACAAGTTCATACTGTGATCGTTTAAGGTTTTTCCAGGAATGTTTTTGGTTATTACTTTGTGGTAGTGGGACGGGCTTTAGTGTACAAAAGCACCATGTTGCTAAACTACCATCGTTATCACAAGAACCAAAATCAGAAACTGGTAGAAAATATGTTATAGAAGACAGTATCGAGGGCTGGTCTGATGCTTTAGGTGTTTTATTAAGTTCATATTTTGTTAAACCATCGGAAGATAAATTTAAAGATTATAAGGATGAATATATAGTATTTGACTATTCTAATATTAGAGAAAAAGGATCGTCATTATCATCAGGAGTTGGCAAAGCTCCAGGATTTGAGCCATTACAAAATGGCTTAGAAAAAATACGAGCATTATTAGATCGTTGTCTTGCTAATGGACAAAAGAAATTACGTCCAATTGATGCATATGATATTATTATGCATAGTAGCGATGCTGTATTGTCTGGTGGTGTTCGTCGTTCTGCTAGTTTGGCACTATTTAGTCCCAATGATGAAGAGATGGCTAAAGCTAAAACTGGCAACTGGTATACGGAAAATCCACAAAGAGCACGAAGCAATAACTCTGCTTTGTTACTTAAAGATGATACTACTTTTGAAGAATTTGAAATATTGATGGAAAGCGTCAAAGAATTTGGTGAGCCAGGATTCATTTGGAGTGATTCTACAGAGATGACTTTTAATCCTTGTGTTGTTGCAGATTCTACCGTAGTAACTGATCGTGGTATTAAAATGGTTGCTGATCTTATAAATAAACCATTTAATGCTATCGTGGATGGTATATCGTATCCAAGCTACAAAGGCTTCTGGAAAACTGGCACAAAACAAGTAATAGAATTACATTTTAAATCAGGTAGAACCCTGAGAGTAACTCCAAACCATAAAATCATGACCACAACAGGCTGGAAAGAAGCAGGGGATATAAATTTTGGTGAAAATATTGTTATTAATAATCATAGAGATTATCCATTAGACAGCGAGGCTAATCTAAATATACTATCGTCTGATTGGAAAAAAGGATATTTATTAGGATTGTTCCTGGGAGACGGAAATCATTCGAGATCTTCCGCACAATTAAAGTGGTGGGGAGAATCTAAAGAGCAATATAGGCAAGAAGCATATCAAATGCTTCATGATGTTGGATTTACTAATAATCATAATTCTTCAGAACAAAATTCTATTGCTGTATATAGTTCTATAGAATCAAGAAAACTTATGGAATTTGCTATTAATCACGATTGCATGGTTGGAACATCCAAAAGATTAAGTAAAAAGTCCATCTGTGGGTCTTGGAATCATATTTCTGGCTTAATTGCCGGTTATTTCGATGCTGATGGAACAGTATTAGTTAATAATATCAAAGGATCTTCCTTAAGAATATCATCAGTTCAATTAGAAAATTTACAAAATCTACAAATAGCACTTAATGCTTTAGGTATTTATTCTAAGATCTATAAAAATCGCAGATCAGAAGGTGATAGGGTTATGCCAGATGGTAGTGGTGGAACAAAAAGCTATTTCTGCCAAGCATCACACGAACTAGTTATTACTAGTGATAACATAGTTAGATTTGCCAAATATATTCCTATTAAAAATATTGATAAAGCTAATAAAATTCAAACAATAGTTAATAATTATCAAAGAATGCCAAATAGAACTAACTTTGTTGATACTTTAATTAATAAGACCATAGTTGGTGAATTAGATGTGTATGATTGTACAGTAGAAGGTATTCATGCTTTCGATAATGATGCTATTTATGTACATAACTGTGTGGAAGTTGGTATGTGGCCTGTCGATGCAGAAACCGGCAAGAGTGGTTGGCAAGGTTGTAATCTGTCTACAATTAATTGTTCTAGTGTTACAGATGAGAATGATTTTTATGAAAGATGCAAAGCAGCAGCTATTATTGGTACTCTTCAAGCCGGATTTACTAAATTAGATTATTTGGGCGAGATTAGCTGTAGAATCTTTGAGAGAGAAGCCTTATTAGGGGTCTCTTTAACTGGGATCATGGAAAAACACGATATAGTATTAACAGAAAAAGTTCTTAAGGCAGGAGCTAAAATTGCTGTAGAAACTAATAAAGAAATGGCCAAAAAAATCGGAATTAATCAAGCTGCTAGAGTAACCTGTTTAAAACCGGAGGGAACATCTAGTTCTATGTTAGGAACAAGTTCTGGCATCCACCCACACCACGCTAAACGCTATATAAGACACGTACAGGCCAATGTTTTAGAAGCACCATATCAACACTTCAAAAATTATAACCCACAAGCCTGTGAGCGTTCTTCGTGGTCTGCTAACAATACGGATGAAGTAATTAAGTTTCCTATTGAAGTTCCAGATGGGGCTAAATTAAAGAATCAATTACCAGCGGTAGAAATGTTATCAATAGTTAAAGATACACAAAAAAATTGGGTATATTCTGGTAAAAATAAAGCACTGTGTACTCAAGAGTTTTTAAGTCATAATGTAAGTAATACCGTGACTGTTAAGCCGGAAGAATGGGAAGATGTAACAAATTATATCTATAACAATAGAAAATACTTTGCTGGTGTTAGTTTGATACCTCAAAGCGGAGATAAAGATTATCCTCAAGCTCCATTTACGACAGTCTACACTAGTAGAGAGATAGTAAAAGAATACGGAGATGCTGCGTTATGGTGCTCAGGACTTATAGAACTAGGGTTAGCAAGTTTCGATAGTGATCTATGGAAAGCTTGTGATTATGTAGCAATGAATCAGGCTAAGTCCTCAGATCCTGACACCAGATTAGTCTTTGTAACTAAAATGAAAAATTTTGCTGGTAAATATTTTGATGGAGATATAAGAAGACTTACTTATTGTATGAAAGATGTATATAATTGGAAAATATATTGTGATTTGTTAAATACATTTAAGAAAGTAGATTATACACAACTATTGGAAACAGAGGATAATACTACTGGAATAGAGGAAATTAGTTGTGCTGGTGGAGCATGTCTAATCTAATCTTTATTTCAGAAAGGGTTTATTTTGAGAAAAAAAACAAAAAACAACAAAGAAAATATACTAGATTTAACTAATAAAATATCTCAGGACGATACCGCCTATTCATTTAAGAATAAATTAAAACCAAGAAGTAAAAATCAAACAGAGTACATTAGAACTGCTGCAGAAAACATTATTACTTTTTGTCAAGGAGTAGCCGGTAGCGGCAAAACGCATATTGCTATCGGTATGGCTTTAGAGTATTTATTAGAACATAAAGTAGAGCGCATTATCATAACCAGACCAGTAGTTGAGGCAGGAGAAAAATTAGGGTACCTACCAGGAACTGCCGAAGAAAAAATACATCCTTATTTACTGCCTATACTAGATGAATTAAATTATTTTATTTCCATACCCACATATACCAGATTAAAACTTTCCAATAGAATAGAAATCGTACCTCTTGGTTTAATGAGAGGCAGAAGTTTTCATAGGTGTTTTATTGTTGCTGATGAGTGTCAAAATGCATCGTATGACCAACTAAAAATGTTGTTGACACGTATTGGCATAGATAGTAAAATGATCCTCACCGGAGATATAGCACAATCTGATTTGCAAAAACATCAAAGGGGCGGTTTTTATGATATGATCAGATTTTTGGATGGATTAAATAATCTTGGTTTTGTCAAATTATCTATATCAGATATTGTAAGAAATCCTATTATCGGTGATATTATTAATAGGCTAGATTCATATGAACAATCATAAATCGTGTTTAGTACTAAATGCCGATTATTCTCCGATAGGAATCATAGACTGGCAAAGAGCTATGGTTTGGTATTACCGTTTCTATAGCACAGACAATCCTAGTATTGAAATTATAGACTATTATGACAATGATTATGTTGTTGGAACAGCAAATAGAAAATTTAAATTGCCAGCTGTTATAAAAACTACTCGATACTTTAGAATCAATAATTCGCCAGTTAATTTTTCTAGAAAAAATCTTTTTATACGAGATAATTATACTTGCCAATATTGTGGTCATTCCTATAGTATTAATCAGTTAACATATGATCATATTATACCTAAATCACAATGGAAAAAAAATAGTTCTCCAACAACATGGACTAATATTGTAACAGCATGTAAGAAATGTAATGCAAAAAAAGCAGATAAAACACCGACCCAAGCCAATATGCCTCTAATAAATAATGCCTATATTCCAAAAAAATCTCCAAGATACTTGCCTTTGTATAGTGAACTACTTACTATATCACAGGATATTCCAAAGCCATGGTTAAATTATATACAATAAAATGCCTGTTTATAGTTACAAGTGTAATCATTGCGATCACAATTTTGAACTCTTTTTTCCTATAAAGGATTATGAAAAGTCTCCTAAATGCCCACTGTGCGACTCAATTCAAACAGATAGACAATATATGCTAGATGTTTCGACCATAACCTCGTGTGTAAAAAAATCGGACACAGAACTAAAAACTATCGGAGACTTAGCTAATAGGAATAGAGATAGAATGTCTGGTGATGAAAAATCTGCACTATATGATCGTCATAACTCATATAAAGAAGCCGAATCAGAAAAACAACTACCAACAGGAATGTCAAGAATAAAGAAAAAAGGAAAAAAAACTAACTGGAGACATTTATGATGCATATATTTAGTAACAAAGAGAATATCTTCTCTCAACAACCGGACACAGAAAGTGAGTCTGTTTATTATACTATTATAGGACAGGAGGATGGTTTTATAGAAACTTTTCCTATAAAAAACCATGATGACAATAATGTATACGCAAAAAAAGTAACTCGTAAAGATAGGTCTACCAAATATCTTATAAAGATAGATGGGTCAGCAAAACTAGTAAATCCTTTATCTGTTACAGATGAGCAAACAGGGGCTGATTTATTTGTTAATGATGTGTGTAGAACCAATAAAAGATTCAAAGAAGTAAATCCCAAAGCTTTTGAATGGTATCTAAAATTTTTATCCACCAAAAATATCGCATGGCTATATAATGCAGAAAGAGAGAGTTATTGATGACAAATACCAATCACACCAATAAGACAAAACAATACGCTGTGCTTTGGTTGAATAGTCAAAATATAGATATACCAACAATTTCTAAAGAGCTAAATCTTTCAGAAAATACTGTATCAAAAATTTTGGATAACTTTGTTATAAAATCTACAAATAGTATAGAAACTACTTCCGAACCGGTAGCAGTAAAACCCACACTACAGAATAACATGATAACTAGTAGTATGAGCGGAAGGCAAAAGGTTGCTATAATGACAAAAGAGGCTTCGGCATTAGCAGAAGAACATAAAAAACATTATGGAAATAATTCGTCTCATAATAATAAGTCTTTTATATTCAAACCCAATTCGTGAAATATTATGAATAATCTAGAAGAAGTAATTTCTAAAAGCTTAAACGAAAGAGAACAAAAGCTTTTCTATGATCTACAATCAAAAATAGCTACAGCTTTGGATCAAGAAATGTCCAAAACAGCACCAGAAATACCAAAAGTACCAGATCCTTTTAATTGTGTCGAACAAAAACACGTAACAGATTACCATAGAGAAATACTCATTAGGGTCATCACAGAGGTTACAACTCTTAATGACTCCGGATATTTGGATAATATAGAAACAAGAGAAGAACATATGTACCATATCCCTGTTCCATCCGGTTGTGATTATACCAAATCCTTAGATGAATTTTTTAGTATCTTTGATACAAATATAACCAATTGCGCAAAAATTATTACTAAAATCATAAAATGACATTTAGATATATATCTAGATACTCCAATAATAAAGAAGTATCTCCAGCTCAGTATATTACTGAAATTATATGCGAAAAAAAAGCTAAAATAGATAAACTAGATTTGCATTATAAATTTTGGATCAGCAAAAAATGGGGAGCTTTTTTTCGTAATCAAATAGCTACAGCAAATAAATTACTCAAGACGTATCCAGCAAAAGCTATCATTAATGCTCTGTTAAGCACTGAGGCACAAAAAATTTTCTCATTGCGAGCCCCTCATCTGATTGCTATCATAGAGAAAGAGGAAGCTAAACTCAAAACGGTTGTAGAAAATTTTACCAAAGAAATAGACCGTAAAGAAAATACTTCTTTTGGTAGATCCAATTCCAGTAAATCAAATATACTATCCAAACTAAGGGAGATAGACAATGAGTCTTAAAGAGGATGTAAAAAAAAGCTTTGGAAGTGATATTATACTATCGGCAACATCCATAGTAGATAGAGAATTAATAACAATTCCTGTTAGTCCAGCTTTGGATATAGTGCTGAACGGGGGTATACCAGAAGGAAGTTTTGTAATATTCACTGGTCAACCAAAATGCGGAAAAACTACAACGTCGCTGGATTTCGCGGCTACTGCCCAAAAACCAGAATACCAAGGAGATTTAAAAAAATCTCGTCATGTGTACTATCTAAACATCGAAGGTAGATTGAAGAAAAGAGATCTAGAAGGGATATCAGCACTAGATTTAGAAAGATTCGATATCATAGGGTCTCAACAAGGTAAAATTTTACATGCGGAAGAATACTTACAAATAGCTGAACGCATAATTAATGAAGAACCAGGATCAATATTGATAATCGATTCATATTCTGCTCTTTGTACAGAAGCTGAGATAACAAGCGATATGGACAAAATGCAACGAGCAGACGGAGCAAAATTATTGGCTAAATTTTGTCGTAAAGTAGGAAATGTTATACCTGTTAATAAAAATATAGTAATAGGTATTACTCATCTAATGGGTAATCCTGGATACGGAAATGTAGAATGGAAGGAAAAAAGCGGACAGGCTATAGCATATCAAACAGACGTAAAACTAAAAGCCAAAATGTTTTCTCCATGGAGAGTTTCCGCAGATGGCGCACAAATCGGACAAGAAGTCGAATGGCAAGTATTATGCTCTGCGCTGGGTTCTCCTGGCGGAACTATTAAAAGCTATATAAGATATGGACACGGTATAGATAAAGCAATGGAATTGGTGATGCTATGTATAGATTTAGGTATTATTTCTAAAGGTGGAGCGTGGTACACTCTTACATCTGTAGACGATAAGCCCAAATTTCAGGGAACAGAGAAATTAAGACAATATGTAGTAGACAATCCCGAAGTTTACAAGTCTCTTACGGATAGCCTATACTCAACAATGAACATATCATGCAACAAATCTTAGACCTTGATGGCAATCTACAATCTTGGCAATTAAGTGGAGGTATAGCCCATGGAAAACTATTAACTAAATCAGATTTGCACCTAAAGGCTAGAGACTTGTTAAAAGATTGTTTTCCTACGCTACAAATACTAGAAGAAGTTCCGATACCATTAAGAAAAACAGAAATCCTATATTTAGACTTCTATTTACCCCTAATAAGAAAATGTATAGAAGTCCATGGATCTCAGCATTATAAATTCACTCCGTTTTACCACACCAATCTTATGGGATTTGCAAAACATAAAAAGAGAGATCAAGATAAACAAGAATGGTGTCATCAGAATAATATTATCTATATAGAATTACCTTATAATGAAAGCATAGAAGAATGGAAAACCAGATTGACGTAGCCAACAAACCCTCCAAAGAAGAAGTTGCGGAATGGGATCGCATACTTGACGAATACGAAAAATCTGTAGGATTACCTCAGTACAATCCACAGTCTTTGCCAGAAAATGAGCTAAACGAATACTTGACAATGTCCAGAGATGTGCTAGAAAGAACAACGACAGAGGACTGTGGTCAGATATCATATCGTCTAGCACAATTTGCTTTTCATGTACAAAGAACACTCAACAGAGAATTAGCTAGGTATAACTGGGCGGAAGAAACTATTAAAGAGGTAATCGCTGATGATATTAATAATTATAAGGGGTATGGATATATAGAAAAATCTGCACAGGCCATCAAACACAACCAAAAAGCCAATCAATTACAAAAAATTAAAAAATATGCTAAGCAAAGATCGGACAGATTGACATATTTGGCTAGCTCCATTAAAAACTTATCAGATATTTTAATCTCCATACAAAGATCAAAAGGAATGAAGCATGGATAATCTAAGTCCAGAACAAATAAAACAAATGATAGCGATGCTACAAGCGATGCTTCCTAACGAACCGAAGCAAGATACGGAATCGGATAATACTAAAAATACAACTATTAATACCGTTCCAAATAAAACAATAAAAAAAGACAATTTTGTAAATAAGTTTGACACAATGTCCGAATCTCATTTTCACAAAACCGATACAGACATCGACAGAGCATTATCCAAACACGCTCCCACACCCAGAATGAGAAAATATGAACCAGCCCATGTTAGGTGCAGAGTGTGTGGAAGAACAGAAGAGGTTAATCCTGCTTTACTACCAGAGAGTGCAGACAGATATAAATGTAACGAGTGTTCAAGGAGTTCAGGATGATACTATGTGACACATCCGCCGAAAGAGCGGTATTAGCTGGTATATGCAGATATGGAGATACTGCCTACTTAGACGTTGCTGATTTGGTTCAAGAATCCTCTTTTACTGTTGATAGTAATAAGATTATATACCAGTGTCTCAAAAGAATTATGGAAAGAGAACAAAAAATCTCTATAGATCTAGCGATTATTTTTTCTACAGCAGAAGAATTGGGATTAACACATATCCTAACAAAAAAGGAAGAAACTCAACATCTAAGAGCTATTTTAGATTTTCCCGTAAATCACGATAATGTTCGCAAATTTGCAGCCAAAATTCGAAAACTTGAAATAGCCAGACTTCTGAGACAGCAGTTAGAAAATGCACAAGATAAACTATTAGATATTACAGGCACGGAAACAATAGGAAATATTCTGGGAATAGCAGAAGATGCTATTTTTGATTTTTCTAATTTGTTAGCAGATAGTGATAATGCACCAATCAATATAGGACATGATCTAGATTCGTATATAGATCAATTAATCAATAATCCTATAGATCAGGTTGGTATTCCAACAGGTTTTCCAGCATATGACCAAGCAATAGGAGGAGGATTGCGCAAAAGTACGGTGAATGTTATAGCGGCCAGGCCTAAAACCGGTAAAACATTATTATCAGATAATATCGGTTTTTACATTGCTAATAAGCTAAAAATTCCAGTTCTTAATATGGATACTGAGATGACTAAAGAAGATCATATTAATAGAATTATGGCTATGATGACAGAGATAGAAATCAATCACATAGAAACAGGTAAATTCGCAGAATCTCCTAGTCAAAACAGTAAAATACAACAAGCAGCCATTTCCTTAAAAGAGACGCCTCTGTATTATAAGTCTATAGCTGGCAAACCTTTTGAGGATCAGATATCCATAATGAGAAGATGGATAGTCAAAGAAGTAGGCTTAAAAACAGATGGTACAGCTAACGATTGTGTCATTTTTTACGATTATCTAAAACTGATGGATTCTCAGGGCATGAATCAAGATCTTAAAGAATATCAGGTTCTAGGCTTCATGATGACTCAACTACATAATTTTGCTACTAAATATAAAATTCCTATTGTGGCTTTTATCCAACTTAATAGAGATGGGATCACAAAAGAAAGTACAGATACTGCTAGCGGATCTGATCGTATTATATGGCTATGTAGTAATTTCAGTATATTTAAACGAAAAACACCAGAAGAAATAGCAGAAGATGGCCCAAATAATGGCAATAGAAAATTGGTACCACTTATAAGTCGTCATGGTGGTGGTTTAGACGACAATGACTATATAAACTGCCATATGAAGGGATGGTGTGCCAAAATAGAAGAAGGCAAAACTAGACTAGAATTAACTAAAAATTTATCATCTCGTTCCAATGGATTTCTTATAAATGATAACAATGAATCAGAAACCGAAGACGTACCGTTTGAATGATCAAGCCAAATTAAAAGTTTTGTGCGACGATCTTTGCGACCGAATAGAAGACCTTCTTGATTATTTTGCTTTAGAATATAAGCTTAATGATAAAATGGTTACAATGGCTTGCCCTATACACGGAGGAGATAATATTGGAGCTATAAATCTATATCCAAACGGAGATTCTTATAGAGGCAACTGGAAATGTAGAACCCACTCCTGCGAAAAGATTTTTAAAGGATCGATTATAGGCTTCGTTAGGGGCCTCTTGTCTGCACAAAAAGGTTGGTCTCAGCCCGGAGATGACACTTGTTCATTTGCCGAAACCATAAACTTTATAAGCCTATTCTTAAATAAAGATATCAAAGACATCAAAATTTCCAAAACTACAAAAAATAAACAAGAGTTTGCTAATGCTATTAATAATATTATTATCCCTAAAAGCAATACAAATAATTTCCCTACTAGAAAAACTATTAAATACCATTTAGATATTCCTGCTAAGTATTATTTAGATAGGAATTTTTCTGAAGAAATCCTGGTCAAATACGATATCGGGTATTGCAACAAAAAAAATAAAGAAATGTCCGATAGAATAGTGGTTCCTATCTATGATATAGATCACGAATACATGATAGGGTGTTCCGGAAGAAGCATATACGAAAAATGCAATATATGTTCATGTTTTCATAATTCAAAAAATAACTGTCCAGATGATTCTAAGAAATTTTTATATCCTAAATGGAAACACAGTTCAAATTTTAAAAGTCAAAATTGTTTATATAATATGTGGTATGCTAAAAAATATATTCAAGATTTACAATATGCTATAATAGTAGAAAGCCCTGGTAATGTTTGGAGGCTAGAAGAAGCTGGAATACATAACAGTGTAGGTATTTTTGGCTGTAATCTTAGTGATAGGCAAAAAATGATTTTAGATGCTTCTGGCGCTATGAGCTTAGTTATCTTAACAGATAATGACGAGGCAGGAAACAAAGCGGCTGAGCAAATCGAAGAAAAATGTATAAATACTTACAAAATATATAGACCTCAAATATCAAAACCAGATATCGGAGAAATGACTATTGCAGAAATTCATCAAGAAATTAAACTATACATAGATGAGAGGATAATATGATAATCGCTTTTGCAGGCAGAAAACAATCTGGTAAAACAACCTGTTCTGAATTTGTAGCCAATGTGTTTACTGGTAATTTATTGGGCGAAGCCCATATATACAATTTTGCTGATCCCCTCAAACAACTATGTATAGATATTCTTGGGTTATCTCACCAACAATGCTATGGTTCTGACACAGATAAAAACGAATTAGTCGATTGCTATTGGAATAATAAACAACTATCTGCTAGAGAAGTTTTGCAAATGGTTGGAACGGATATGTTTAGATCTTTAAAGCATAATGTATGGTCCGAAGCAACAATACGCAGAATTCAAAATGACAATTATGATTTGGCTATAATTGCTGACTGTAGATTTCCCAATGAGGTGGAAGCTATTAAAAAGGCTGGGGGTTCGGTTATAAAACTCACCAGGAACCCATTTGGGTCAGATCACAGTAGCGAAACGGCTTTGGACTTAGATAATTATGATCAAAATAATTTTGATTTAGTCATAAGCAATGATCATATGACCATTTCTACACAAAACCAACAAATACATAATTTTCTTATAGATAAAGGAATACTACCATTATAATTACATATTTACGTAGCAGCTCTTATGCGACACACACGATGTGTCCAATGCAATATTTCATAGAGTACAATTTAGGTCTAAAATCCCCCTCTAATAAAAAAGCAGATAAAGGCACTATTTGTCATAAGGTTTTTGAAATTCTAGCATGGATAAAACTGAGTACGCAACAAGGCAGGCCGTATTTTTATGACGATGTGATTAATCAAATAGACATTGTTAATTATGATCTAGAAACAATTATTGATCAAGTATATGAATATTATACTAGTCGTTTTACTCATCATGAATGGTCAATCACAGATCATAAAGATTGTCGTAAGTGGGTTTATAAAGCTCTCGAATATAACAATGGCATGTTCGATCCTAGGAATAGAGAAATAGTAAGTCCAGAACAACATTTTGACATAGAAATTAAAAAAGAGTGGGCTAAATATCATTTCGACCAACCAGAAAAACTAGATGGATATTTGGGTATCAAAGGAACAATAGACTTAATCACCAGGGTTAATGATTCTACTCTCGAAGTCATAGACTGGAAAACAGGTCGCAGATTAGATTGGGCCACAGGAGAAGAAAAAACATTAGCCAAATTAAATTCTGATCCTCAGCTAATGATATATTTCTATGCTATACAACATTTATATCCAGATATTGATAATATCATTATTTCTATCAATTTTATTAATGATGGCGGTATGTTTTCTATTTGTTTTGATAAAAGTCATTTAAGTAAAGTAGAAATGATGTTAAAAAATAAATTCGACACTATCAAAAAAACAATAGTACCAGAAAGACACAAAACTTGGAAATGCAATAAGCTGTGTCATTTTGGAAAAACAACCTTTGAGCAATCGACGCATCAGCCTATTATTGAATACAGGGATGGACAGGTTACGCCTGTAGGATCATGTATGAATAAGTGTGAGCAAATATATCATGATATTAATATTAAAGGTATAAACAACGTTATTGCCGAATATAAAAGACCAGACTATAACATAGGTCAATATAAGGCTCCTGGTAGCACCTGAAAATGAAACAATATATTCCTTTGCATGTACATTCTATGTACTCGTTATTAGATGGTTTATCTAAACCTTCTCAGATAGCAGACAGATGCGAACAAATAGGTGTTAGTAGTTGTGCCTTAACGGATCATGGCAATATCGCCGGAAGCATCAAGTTCTATACAGAAATGAAGCGTAGAGGCATCAAACCAATTCTTGGGTGCGAATTGTATGTTTCTGATAACCATGCGTCTATTCAAGATAAATCTAATAAATCTCTTAGTCATTTGCTGGTTTTAGCTAAAAACTATAAGGGCTGGAAAAACTTAATTAAAATAGTTTCTATGTCTAATAAACCAGAATTTTATTACCATAAACCAAGATTAAGTTTACAACAACTACAAGATTTAATAGACGGTAATCTAATCGGAATTAGTGGTCATTTGGGGTCCACATTAGCCGATTCAATAGTTTCTGACGATAATATCATAAGCGATTGGAAAAATATCGGAGAAAACCATATATCTACTATGAAAGATATATTTGGGAAAAACAATTTTTTTCTTGAGGTTCAGTTAATGGATAAGCAAAATGCTCCTATTCAAGAAAAACTAACCGAGTGTACAAGACAACTCGGTCTTTTAACCGGAACCAAGATAGTATGCACACCAGACGCTCATTATTGCAATAAAAGCGACGCTATTGATCAAAGAATTTTATTATGTAATAATCTGAAAACAACATTTCCAGAGATCAATAGAAAAATTACCAATAACGAAAAAGTTCCACTATCTGCATTTTTTCTTTCAGATAATTTTCATATATTATCTCAGGAAGAAATCAATGATTTGCATACCGAAGAAGAAATAGAGAACACTAAACTAGTAGATTCTTTATGCGAGGAATACAATATACTAAGCACACCTAATCTACCTCCGTTTAAGTGTCCAAAACAACAAACCGATGTGGAGTATCTTAGAGAATTATGTCGCACAGGATGGAAACAAAAAATAGCTAATCAAATACCGCTAGAAAATCAAGCACAATATGTGGATCGCATTAAATATGAATTAGATGTGTTGCAAGGTGCTGGATTATCAAGTTATTTTCTTATAGTGCAAGATATTGTAAATTATGTTCGTAATAATAATTGGCTTCCCGGTCCTGGCAGAGGAAGCGCTGCTGGCTGTTTGGTGTCATACCTAATAGGTATTACGAATATTAATCCCATAGAATATAATCTAATGTTTGATAGATTTTATAACGCCGGTAGAAATACCTCCAATCATATTTCTATGCCAGATATAGATGTCGATGTTCCAATTAACCAGAGAGAAAATGTAATTCAATATATTAAAAATCAATACGGTGCTGATAAAGTATCACAAATGATTACATTTAATACTATCAAAGGAAGAGGTGCTCTAAAAGATGTTCTGAGAGTTTATGGTAACGTGTCTTTTGATGAAATGAATAATATAACTAAAAATATTCCGGATGAAGCCAAAATAGCAGATGAGCTACAAGAAATGAAAGAAGAAACCGGCGAAGCATCAATTATTAGATGGGCATTAGAAAACAATGCGGATAAACTCAAAGAATGGTGCTATTTAGACGACAAGGGCGAAACTCAGGGACCGCTAGCAAAAAGATTTGATCAGTCTATGAGATTAGAAGGCACCAAATCTAACCAATCTAAACATGCCGCTGGTATCGCTATCAGCGCTACTCCATTAAACGAAATATGTCCTATGGTTTATGATACCAAAAATAATCAAATGATTGCCGGTATGGAAATGCAAGATCTAGAATCTATTGGAATTATTAAATTCGATATTCTTGGTGTAGCAATGCTTGATAAGGTTATGACTATTCAACAACTTTTACAAAAAGGAGCATAAAATGAAATTCCATGAATTACAAGTTAACGATAAATTTATATATGATAATATAGAATATATAAGAATTCCAGATGAAAGAATTAGCTGCTGTAAAGTTTTGAATGCAAAAGTTATAGCAACTAATGAAAAAGCTTTTATTGTCCCAGCAAACGACGTAACAAAGGTAGACTGACTATCAATGATCAATTACAACAAAATTTGTGTTTTCGATTTTGAAACAGACGGGACCGATCCAAGCGAATGCAGTCCCGTACAATTGGCCGCTATAATGATAGATCCTTTGAGTTTGGAAATTATACCAGATTCCGAATGTAATATTTTCTTAAAGCCCGAGCCTCTAGAGAAAGACGAGAAATATGAATACCAAACAGATATTCTAGATTTTCATGCCAAAGTAAGAGGATGTGCTAAAGAAAATATTTTACAACAGTGGCTAACCTATCCAAATCAACAACATTCTTGGAAGGTTTTTACTGAATACTTGATGAAATACCACACTAGAGCTAGTAAAAAAAGTCAATTTTCCGCTCCTATAGCGGCTGGGTATAATATATACAGATTCGATATGAAAATAGTTGATCGTTTGAGTAAAAAGCACAATAATGTAAATAAGGAAAATACTAGTAATCTTTTTTATCCTAGAGATATAATTGATATTATGAATTTAGTTTTTTATTGGTTCGAACAAAATAATGATCTCAAAAATTATTCTATGGATACGCTAAGAGATTATTTGGGAATCTCAAAAGACGGTGCTCATGATGCTTTAAAAGATGTCAAAGACTGTGCAGAAATACTTATACGATTTCTAAGACTACACAGAAAAATGTCTACTAAAGTCAAGTTTAAGGACTCTTTCAAAAATAAGACATGAAGTATTATACATATCCTTGTGGTTGCAAATTTAAGGTGATTTCGGAAACAGAGGGCTATCCATTGATAGACTTTGATCCAATTAATGACACTCTAAATTTAGACTGTAATATGACATGGGATTTAATTTCAGAAGGAAATACAAAAGGATGTTTTCAGCTTGAGTCTAGACTTGGTAGGTCTATGGCAAAAAAACTAAAACCTAAAAACATAGAGCAACTATCGGCTTTGATTAGTATTCTAAGACCAGGATGCTTGGAAGCTATTAGAGATGGTAAAACCGTTAGCAATCATTATATAGACAAAAAAAATGGACAAGAATCTGTAGACTATTATCATCCATCATTAGAACCAATTCTAAAAAAAACATATGGAGAAATGATATATCAGGAACAAGCCATGGAAATAGCCAAAATTATAGCTGGTTTCGACTTACAAGAAGCAGATAGTTTAAGAAAAGCTATAGGAAAGAAAAAACCAGAAGAAATGGCAAAACTTAAAACTAAATTCTTAGATGGATGTGATAAGTTAGGCACAGTAAATATTAAACAAGCAGAAGAAATTTTCGGATGGATAGAAAAAAGCCAAAGATATTCTTTTAATAAAAGCCATGCTGTATCGTATGCTATGAATGCTTATCTATCAGCTTTTACAAAAGCACATTTCCCTAAAATATTTTTTGCATCATATCTGCGTTTTGCCAAAGACAAGATTAATCCAAAAGCAGAAATTAAGGAACTAGTTCAGAATGCTAACGAAATGGATATATCGGTTTGTATTCCTGACTTAAGAAATCTTAATGAATTTTTTATACTAAAAAATCAGTGCATATATTTTGGTTTAACAGATATCAAAGGTTTTGGCAATTCTGTTTTCTCAAAACTAAAAGATATCATAGTCCAAAAAAATATAGATTTACAATCGATTTCTTGGTACGAACTATTATTCGACATACTACTAAATATAAACTCTATGTCTGCTAAAGCCTTAATTAAAAGTGGAGCATTATCTTTTTGTAAAAAAACTAGAACATCTATGATGTTTGAATTTGATATAGCAAGCTCATTAACAAAAAGTGAACAACAATTCATTCAAATGAATACCAAATCTGATAACTCGTTAAAAAATGGTCTACAGTCTTTAAAAAATAAACCAAGAACAACAAAAAAAAGAATTGATGCTATTAATGGATTAATAGATACTTTGGCTTTTCCGCCATATTCGATGGATGATAGTGCAGAATGGTTATCTGATTCTGAGGAAGAGATTTTAGGTTGTAGTATCACTTGTTCTAAAGTAGATATGTATGATGTAAGTATGACAAATTGTAATTGTAAAGAGTTTAAAACTATTCTTAATAGAGAAAACCTATTGATTTGTGGAGAAATAGATAATATTAGTGTTACAAAAACAAAAACTGGCAAAAGCCCTGGATCCGAGATGGCATTTGTTACATTATCAGATAGTTATGGATCCATAGACAGTGTCATATTTTTTCCCGATGCCTACAAAACATATAGGAATATTTTATTTGATCATAATGTTGTAATTCTACAAGGAAAGAAAAACAATTCGGGAGATAGTTTTATAGTTGAAAAAGCTTATATTCCACGCACTTGACTCCCAAACGACGACATGGTATAATACAGTATTGGTTTGGTTATTTTCTACATTTTTAAGGAGCAGATATGAATATCAATATATTACGAGGTAATTTAGCAAGAGATCCCGATCTACGAACTGTAACAACTAACGGGAAGAGCACATCGGTTGTCAATTTTACTATTGCGGTTTCAAGGGAGTACGTTAAATCAAATGGAGAAAAGGATAAGATAACAACTTTTGTTCCGTGCGAAGCTTGGGACTCCGGGGCCGAGATTATAGGCAAGTCCTTTAAGAAGGGCGATTTGGTTCTGGTGGAAGGAGCTTTGAGAAATGATTCTTGGCAAAAGGACGGTGTCAAGCACAATTCACTCAAGGTTCGCGTAAATAACTTCTCCAAAATCACCAGACTATCTGCTTCAGAAAAGGAAGAAGTCTCTCAGAGCGAACCGGTCGCATTCTGAGCAATAATCTAAAGTAGGCCATAATCAGGGGTAGCCAGAGTACCCCTGTTTTATGGTTTACTACACATATTATAATACCATGGACAAACAACAACAAAAAAAAATAAAAGTTTTGATGGTTTCCGAAGCGAGTTTTCTGAGTTCTGGCTTTGGTACATATGCTAATGAAATTCTATCTCGTTTACATAATACCAACAAATATGAGATAGCTGAGTTTGCTTGCTATGGTAAGGTTAACGATCCAAAAGATAGCAACATACACTGGAAATACTATGCAAATGCTGTTGAGGGTAACGACCCTAGAAGTCAAGAATATAATTCTAGTATGGAAAACCAATTTGGAAGATGGAGATTCGAAAGAGTTTTGCTAGATTTTCAACCGGATATTGTAATAGATGTTAGAGACTATTGGATGAATTCTTATCAGCAGTTTAGTCCATATCGACCATATTTCCATTGGATTCTTATGCCGACGGTTGATTCGGCTCCTCAGCAAGAAGAATGGATAGACACATTTGTTCATGCTGATGCAATAATGACATATTCTGATTTTGGTAGAGATACTCTTAAATCACAAAGTAATAGCAGAATCAACTATATCTCCACAACTTCTCCTGGCGTAAATTTAGATGTATTTGTGCCACTACCAAAAGATCAGAGAAAAGCGTTAAAATCTGCTATGAATCTTGATCCGGATTCTTTTATTATCGGCGCAGTAATGAGGAATCAAAAACGTAAATTAATACCAGAACTATGCGTTGCTGTTAAAAAATTTATAGATAAACTACATCAAGAAAATCATCCAAAAGCTGGCAAAATTCTTATATATTTACATACTAGTTATCCTGACGCTGGATGGGATATTCCTTTATTTCTCAAGGAATATGAGATAGGAAATAAGGTATTATTTACATATTCATGCAAACATTGCGGCTTCTATGGCCCATCCTTATACCAGCACCCTATGGCTATCTGTCCTAGGTGTGGACAAAAGGCTTTTTCTATGCCTAATGTCAGTCATGGAATTAGTCAAGCTGAACTTAATACTATTTACAATACAATGGATATGTATGTTCAGTATGCGATATGCGAAGGTTTTGGTATGCCCCAAGTAGAAGCCGGTGCTGCTGGTGTTCCTATAGCCACAGTAGACTATAGTGCTATGCAAGATATAATCAAAAACCTAGATGCTTTTCCAATAGCTGTTAATCAATATTTTAGAGAGCTTGAAACCAAGGCTATTAGAGTTTATCCGGATGACGATAGTTTAGTTAGTATTTTGCACAATTTTATTAATCAACCAGAATTTATACAGGAACAAAAAAGATTTGAAACTCGTAAATTAACTGAACAGCATTATAACTGGGATGATATTGCCAAGAAATGGGAAAATTATCTAGACAATGTTAAATTGGTAAACTTACAAGGTAAATGGAACCAGCCGTTACCCAAATTGAATCCTTTGACAGAATCGGATTTTGATTCGAAACAAACTGTTCATCAAAATATTACGAGAATAGTAACCCAAAAAATGGGTAACCATCAAATTTTATCCTCTTCTTTATTGCTTAATAGTATTCGAGACATAAATTATGGATTCGTGTTGAATGGTATGCAAACACAACCGTACACAATACAGCAAACATTGAGTATGCTCAATAACATAGTACACAACCACAATTTAGCTATGGATGCTCTAAGCCAGCAGCATTTACTTTCTCAAGAAGACTTTATACAATACGCAAAAATGAAAGAGAGTATCAAATGAAAGTTTTGTTTGTTGCTCCATACAGACAAAATGATGGTTGGGGTAGATCATCCAGAGATTGGATCAAGGCGATCTCATATAACAAAGATATACAACTAACCATTAGGCCTGTATATTATATTCCTAATACTATTAATGTTGACCAAACCATATTAGAATACGAAAATAGTTACTATAGTAATTATGATACAGTCATACAAAAGGTTCTTCCGTCGAATCTGCATATTAACTCTTCTGTTAAAAATATTGGAATTATAACAGTAGAAACGGGAAATTGGACTAATTCAAAAAACATACTGTTGCTTAATAGACTAGACGAAATATACGTTTCAACTACAACAGAAAAAAAGAGCTTGGAACAATCAGGCGTTAAAACAAAAATTAGTATTGTGCCCGAAGCAATAGATACCGACATTGTCGATAACAACATAGAATCGAATCAGTTGCCTATTCCTCACAATATAAAGCGTAATTTTATTTTTTATTGTTTTGCTGGTCCAGATCCCATATCCAATCTAGATAAAATAATAACAGCTTTTCACTTAGCTTTTAATGAACAAGATGGTGTTTCGTTACTAATAAAAACTGAAGATCAAAATACGATAAAACATATACAGGAACTAAGTAAAAAAATCAAAGAAACACTAAGAGTCAATAAAGCATACCGTAGCGAGATTATTGTTGGACGATCGGATGACGAAAAGTCTATTATGAGCATACATAATACAGGCAATTGTTTCATTAACTTAAAATCTACAGATAATTTTTGTAAGCAAACACTCATATCTTCTTACTTAGGCAAAACTCCTATAGTAATGCAAAATACTGGCCTTGCGGATATTCTAGGCAAAAATGGAGGAATTATAACTAAATCAGTTAAATGTCCTCTAATTATGCCAACTCCTCCGTTAATGGAGGAATATGATTCATACAATAGTAGTGAATTTATTTATTCTCCTGTCGTCTTTAATCTAATAGAAAATATGCAAAAAATTTACGCTCTCTATAAAACAGATAAAAAGAATTATAATACTCAAATGAGAATAGATACTTTATCAGACTATTCTTTCAAATCAATTGGAGCAAAAATATGCAATTAAGCTGTATGACAAGTAGCGTTATCAATAGAACTATCAATCCCACGATTGGTAATATACTATATGATCCATGTTTTAGCTTGGTCGATCATATTTTGTACCAATTACCATATACATTTTATATATTAGGAGATGGTAAAAATAAATATAATCCACACACTAATAATGTAATTGTATTAAATCCAGATCGCTATAATTTCTATGATTATAGAGTATATATATCTCATGATATAGAGAAATTTACAAACCAAAATAATACCGGTAATATATATCATATCAATAGTATTATTTTTATACACAATCATAAAGCATACAAGAAAGAAGACAGACACATTCTTAATCAACAAACAGAATATAAACACAAAATTTTTGCAGACTCTGTACTATCCACAAGTATGGGGTCTCCAAACAAATCTCATATAGTACCGTTAGGAATTCCTACATCTATTTTTACTAAATCAACAGACTCAACTAATCGTAAGCCAGTTGCGATCCTCGACGGCGGAGCATTGGGACAAAGAATAAAAAATATTCTAACACAAAATAATCTGGTATGCGATATCATAAATATTAATTCTGATATGAATATTAAGGTTATAAACCATATATTTAACCAATATAAATGTATTATAGATCTTTCTAACTACGCACATTTTAATCTATTATGTGCTTTATCTAGCGGCTGCAGGGCTATGACATTACAAAATCAATCAATTATGTGTCCTTCTATAGAACAATATCCAGATATAAATGCTCTAATACAATCTGTAGTTAATCACAAGGATATAAATTTGGAGGCAGTAGGTGAATATATACAGCATAATCATAATATAGATACGTTTAATTCTCATATAACAAACATAATAACACAAGCTGATCGAGAGGTATTTTTACGATGAACAGACCAATAAATTTTATAGTTGACGAATCTGACAATCAGCCAACATATGATAATGTCAATATAACCAATCTAAATAATGTTATCAATGGTTATTTACCACATATTGTTTGTGACTGTTTAGATAAAATCCCGTTTTCGGCTAGACACGGTATTTTTTTTGAGATCATAAACAAGCTTGCTTATAATGGAGAAGCCGTTTTTAAAATGATCAATGCCACTGTTATGTCTAATAGAATACAAAAAAATGAAATTTCGTGTGATAAATTATCAGAAGTCATAGAACCAGTCAAGTCTATGTGGACAGAATATATGATTAATGATCTATTTAATCAACTACCAAATATTAAAATTCAAAAATACTATCATGAAAATGTATATACGATTATATCGATAACCAAAACGCATGAATAAAAACATAGGATGTTGTATTTTTTCTCACGAAATAACAAAAGGAATGAAGTCCCACGGCCAGATAGGGCTGCTGAGGTCGTCTGCTAAAAATAAAGAGCTATTATATTACTCTATAAGATCTATACAGAAATATTCCCAATACCATCCTATACATCTGATTATTGGATTCGAGGAAGAAAAAATCAAAAAAAATCTTACAGACTATAATATGTCTATTAATACAATATATAACGAAGAATATGATACAAAAAATTATGGGTATGCATTTAAATTATTCTTACAAAATATTGATAACACTTATATAGACAATGTAAAAGGCGTGTTGTTTATACTAAGTAACATAGTGATTAAGCATTTACCCAAATTTAATCCTAAAGAATCTTGGATACTAACGAAAAAAAGATATAAAACCACACAAAATTATATAGGTTGTACCTTACAGGATTGCAAAGTAAATTATATGTTCTATAATATTGGAGAATCCGTGTGGACAGATGTATTTTACCTTACATCGACCGACATCAAAAAAATTATTTCGGGCATACACAATTATTATGATCATATGTTCATGTTCGAAATCATCAATACTATGATCGAAAAACAAAAAATAGATATTAGAACAGTTACATTAGATAAAATTAGTGATATTGTTAAAATTAATGGCTTAAAAGATAAACATAAAATTAAATAAGAGAATAATATGAAAAAAATTCTAGCTCATGTTGGTGGTTCAAGACAATATAGAAGTATATTAAGACATGTTAGTATTAGAAATACTGATAGTATGAGTTTTATAGCTGATAACCTACATTCAAAACTGTTTGATATGTGTTATGTTCAAAAGCCAGACATAATTCTATATCCCGGAGTCGAATATACTCAAGAGATTCATAATTTTATTGTGCAAAATAATAAAAAAACACAAATTATTCTATACATAGATAGACCTGTACAACCTGTTGATTTATTCAAATTTTGGTCTGATGCCGGATGTAAAGTTATATCTTACAACCTTGCTGGTTCTATGTCTAACGACTTATTAGAATGTGATATGTTTTATGATGATAGTATATTTACAACACTACCGAATCTCACAAGAAATTCTAAATTAGCAGTATCGTTATCTGTAGATAATAAAAAGAACAATGAACTATTACAGAATATGCTGTACCCAACTCAAAAAGAATACCAATTTGTTCTGTTTAATAATCCAGAATTTAAACACCCTCAAAATGTAGGTATATACAATGAACCAGATCTAAACTATGTATTGAATACTTTCGAATATTTTGTTGATATAGATCAGGAGTTTTCTCTGGAAGCTTATGTTTGTGGTATAAAAAATCTCGATATTAATAATAATAGTATTATTGACGCAATTATAAATAAACAATACATACTACCAATACTCACAGATAAGAATAAATGCAGTAATTTTGTTAATAATGAGCTTATTAGATATATGGGGTTATAATATGAACATAGGATTTTTCTGTCCGGAAATAAATCAAAATCAAGCCGATCACGAAATTCTTCAGGCTATTAATGGCTTATGTGAAAATAGGCCACTAGACAATATTGTGTTATTTAATAATAGCTATAATACTATTGATCCAAATAAAAAATATTATATACTACCTATTAGCCATAGTAAATACTTTAAAGGTATCTTATTTGTATTTGACACAGAATCCGCTTCTATGTCGATCACTTTTCCTGGACCAACAAAACAAGTATTAGTCCTTAAACGACTAGAATGGGTCAATAAACATGATCTACCATATACTCTATGGTATAATATATATATGAATACTGATTTAGAAATTCTAGTTTCTAACCAAGAAGATTATGATCTAACTACAATATGTTGGAAACAACCTATTGCTATCAACCCTAGTTTAACAGCGAAAGGACTAGATGATGTTATACGACAATTATAATGATATGGATAAACAAAATATCATTTTAGATTTATATATATCAAAACAAAAAAGCTTTGGAGACATAGCAAAAGAATACGGCACATATGCAAATAAAATTCGTAGAGACGCAATCAGATTTAATATAAACATTAGAGATAAAAGCGAAGCACAAAAAAATGCGTTAAAAACAGGCAAACATAAGCATCCAACAAAAGGATCAAAAAGAACAGAAGATACTAAAATGAAAATTGGTAAAAAAGTTATGGAAACATGGGAACAATCTTCTGATAAAGAAAAAAACACAAGAAAAAAAAGAGCTAAAAAATTATGGGATTCATTATCTCAAACAGAAAAAGAAAACAGGCTAGATTCTGCCAATAAAGCAGTAAGACATAGTAGCAAGGTGGGTTCAAAACTAGAACACTACATTTTAAATAAGCTGATCCAAGATGGTTACAAAACAGAATTCCATAAGGAACAGATTTTGTCGAATACCAAGTTGCAAATTGATCTGTTTCTTCCTACTATGAACACAGCAATAGAGATTGACGGACCATCTCATTTTCTGCCAGTTTGGGGACAAGATAGTTTAACTCGAAATCAAAAATATGACAATAAAAAATCTGGACTATTAATAGGAAAAGGGTTGAATCTTATTCGTATCAAACAAACTCATGATTTTTCTAAGGCCAGAGCAGAAAAAGTTTATCAAAATCTTAAACACATATTACTAAATCCATCATCGTTTCAAACTTCAAAAATTCTAGAAATAGAGGACTGATTATATGACCAAGTCAAAAGCTACTAAAGATAATATGGTCGAAAAAGAAAATGTAACTCCTAATGATCCCGGATGGACTGACCAAGTTTTAGGATTATTATTAGATGATGAAAAGATATCAGGAAATCCAACAACAGATGGGCTTAGAAGAATATTTGAAATAGCATTGAATTGTAGGATTTTATGCTCAACATCTCAGGTTGTACAAATGCCTGATCCATCCAACGAAAAAAGAGCAACCGTTTGTCACAGTATAACGTACCGTTTAAATCCGCATGAGTCTGATACCGAGGGTGTAAATACTATCACTGTAGATGGCTCAGCGGACGTTTATTGGGGTAATTGCGACAAGCTTTTTAGAAATCATCCTGTTGCTGTGGCGGAAACCAGAGCAGAAGGAAGAGCATTAAGAAGAGCCCTAAAACTCAAAAAGGTGGTTGCAGCAGAAGAAATTGCCCAATCTATAGAAGATGATGTAGATGGGGTTTCTGCCTCCAAAATCAGTTCTAACCAAATCAATTTCATAGATGTTATTGCTAAAAGACTTAATATTAATGTGATTAATCTGTTAAATGATCTTGACATTTCATCGGATACCGTATATAATATGAGTCATGAAAACGCTGTGACTGTTATACAAAAGTTGAATTATTATCAACAGAATTTGTCTGATATCACAGATAAACTATTAGGCTACCACGAAAAATGGAAATAAACTATGAAAGTAAAATATAAGGTTGGAGATAAGCTAGAATTCGAACTAGAAGGCGCTGGACAAAAAGAAGTTTTTAAAGAATTAGCTCTCATACAAGAAATTTTTGCAGAAGAAAAGTGTGGATTATGCGGTAGTACAAACCTAAGATATATTGTTAGAAATGTAGACGGTAACGATTATTACGAGTTAAGATGTAATGATTGTGGCGCTGTCTTAGCATTTGGACAACATAAAAAAGGTGGTACTTTATTTCCAAAAAGAAAAGACGATGACGGTAATTGGTTACCAAATAAAGGTTGGCATAAGTGGACTCCTACTCCTACGCAAGAAACAGACAACAAAAAGAAGAAATAGAATCTTTTGGATTAATAACTGCTATTAATTCTATAAAAAGAAGTATCTATGATCTTTTTTTAGGGCCTGCTTCTAAAGAAGAGAATATAGAATTTAGATCATTTGGTATTAGTTTTATTGTTAATACCATTATAATACTATTTTTGTGTTTATATTCTCACAATACTACAAAACCAAATCGAATAGTATTGAATATATCTGTAGGATCAATAGAAGCGGACACTATTATTCATGATGCTATCGATATACTTCCGGACTCTTTACCGAATCCTGAATATAGTATACCAGAAATTCCGACTGTAAATACAATTTCAGAAGACCCTATATCAGTATCATCAATAGATAATCCCGAAAATATAGTATCCGAACCATCTAATATGTCTTCTATCGATACTATACCTTCTATAAGTGACATCTCACAACATATATCGCCGACCACCGATAGCAAATCCGTAGCTGAATCAAAAAATACCAATATACAACAATCCCAAATCTTATCCAATATTTTGCAAGGATTAGGGGACGGAGTTGCTGCAAATACTGTGTCTAAAGACACAAGAGGCAAAAACGGAGGAGGAGATATTGCTAATAGATTAGCTAATGCTGGGGCACAAACAGGAACTATACAAATATCTATAGCTTGGGATACGATAGATGATGTCGATCTTCATGTACAATGGGGTGCTCCTAAAACCGTTGGTGCTACCGAATACATTAATTTTATCAACAAAAGAGGATCACAAACGAATGGGTTTTTAGATATAGATATGAATGCTAGTCAGCATAATGTTTCTTTTACTCCTGTAGAGAATGTGTTCTATCCTGACGGAAATAACCTATCCGGCACTTATGCAATAGGAATACATCTATACAGAAGTCGCACAGGTATCACATCCGTACCTATTGTAGTAAGAATTAAAACAGGATCCAACATTGAAATAATAAAGGCTGTGGCAACGCCTACTATTAAGTATATCAAAGTTATTCAGTACGGTTGGACTCCTCAGCTAAAGTTTTAGATTCTATGGGACCCCATTTATTTATGGGGCAGCTTTGATGTCTGTGAGCGAGCTTGTTGTTAAAATTAGCCTCTCTCACCACCACACAACCACATAATAAACAAGCATTATCTTTAAAGTGTTCACAAATATTACATATAGACATTCTTTCATCTATCTCCTCCTTTGTGCATAATATTTCTGCTTGTTGCTGCTGCTGTTGCATCGTATTTTGCATAACCGTGGGGTCTTGAGGAGGCACAGAAGCCCTGTGTAGCGCATCATTTTTAACAAAAGAGTATAAATCTTCTTTGTTAATATGGTGATTGGTGATCATATTTTCTGGTTTTTGGTCCATATTATACATTTGCTGGAAGAAGTCTTGTTGTTTTTTAAAACAAAGAATTTTAGCGTCAGGATTTTCTAAAGCTATTAATGATCCACAATATTTACATTTATATATTGTTTTATTGTTAAATTGCTCATTAGTATCTTCAAAATCACAATAATGCATAATAAATTTCCTTTTTATGGATAATAGATATTAGTAAGTTCTTGTCCTGGTTGACCATATTGATTGTTCATAGTACAAGTGGGTTTGATACCTGTATTGTTACCGACTGATAAATCACTAAAACAACAATAATCATTTTGACCGCATACGAATACGCTATGGTTATAATAGCAAGAAATAGAACTGTCGCAATTATTTTCTTGTTTAAAGAATGGTCTTGTGTCTGTATATGAAGATCCGTCTACTATGCCTTGATTATAATAATAAAATCTTTCTCCTTGATATCCAGTAAATACTTGTCTAAATTCAGGAGGATATGGCAATAATTGACAATATCCTAAACTATTATTATAGTAATTAAAAGAAACATTATTAGATAAAGAATCTCTAATATTTTGCACAATATTATTTGTTATAGCAGGACCGCCGTCGGGTGCGCATATAAGGGAATTGTCATTGCGTAAAATATCTTGAATGCTTAGTGGTCTAATATAAGTATATTCGTAGTAAGCCACATGTGCTGTGGCAACATTGTTGGCTACTACACCCGCCCTTGTTCGTTTGGATCCTCCAACATTAAAACTTAAAATTTGTGGTGTACTTACGCTACCAGGTAATACTCCTTCTAAAATATCATTTGGTGGTATATGAGCAGCACCATCTCCTAAATAAGCATATCTCTGTCTAGCTATTTGATCCAATTCCCATCTCCACTCCTCTAATTCATACCCAACAAGACCGCCAGGTATGCCTCCTGGTAATCCCCTTAAACACTCTATAGTTTGTCCTGCCCATATTTGTGGTGAATCATGAGTAATAGTACCCCATTCCATACATCCGTATTCTACAGGCCCACCACCGCATTGGGCGCAAACACTAACCAGGGGAATTCCTCCTCCTTCGCAAACCACACCTGGTGAATTTACACTATTAGAATATTTTATACCTAAAACACATAATCTTCTTTCTTGTCTAGTCAAAAAACTTTGTGTTTGAGGATTTAATACTATTTGAGCGGGTGTTGGGGAACATTTATCACAACTGCTATTAACAGAATCTGTTATTGATAATTGTTCCATATTTGTACTAATAGCAATTCTTGGACAACCATTTACAGTGTGGGGTATACAATAAGACTTACCTCCAACATTAACAGTAATAGTTTTAGAAGTATAGTTAACGCTTAATACCGTAGACGGACAAGACGGATTATAGGTGCCTACTGATCTAGTCTGAGTAGTCAACCATATTCTTCTATATTGTTTAACATTATGACTGCCACTACGTATGGTTCCACATACATGTTTAACATTGCAATGATTGAAACCAAGCCTGTTCGCGTTACGAGTTTCATATCCCTCATAATCTACTCCTCTAGCCTTGAAATAAGACCCTCTAGAGCAATGAGTGCCACCAATTTGTGGAACACACGGAGGCATCACACACGAAGGACAACCGAAGTAAGCTCCCCCTCTTGCATTGTCTCCACATCTAGCAGCACCTATAGAAGCTAAACAAGTTTTTTTAGGTAAACAATCCGGTTCTTCTGGATCTGCATCTATTTCTGAATATCCAAGCACTATATTATTATGGAAAAAATCTTCCATTTTTTGCCAGTCAGTAATATAAGGATATGTATTGCAATAAGTAAAAGCGTCTCCTCCGGTCTCTGGACGACCGCACTGACCAGGCATAATAGGTGTTACAAAATTGTAACATTCTTCCGGTCTTGGCCTAATTATAGTATCAAAAGTAAGACTTCTGTGCCTTTGTCTATATGCATGGCCTTTTAGATTAAAAACATATCTACAGTATTCAAATGTATAATTAAAATTAACTTTATCATGAGATATTAATGTATTAGCACATGATGGACAATCGTCAACTCCGCAATATCCTACTCTATACTCTGTGCATTCATGTCCAAATCCCATACATCCAAATTCCGGTGTGCGAGTCTTAGGTTCGATAAAACTTACCGGTCCCCATGTTTCATCGTCACAATAGTATTGCACACTCATCGGTTTTATTTCTTGTATGGTTAAACAATAACAAGGACCGCCGCACCCTCCGGCAAATCCGCAACAACAACTTCCATTACCTCTAAAATTATAGTGTTCTGTAGCTTGTGCTCTGCTATGTGCAACAACAGATACACTAGCGCCGTATTGTGTGGCATGAGCAACAGCGGCTTCGCAACCATTAGGTCCCTCTCCTACCGCAAATGAGGATGTCGGTCCATCATAACACGAACCAGCATATAATCCATATACATATTTATCTAATATATTGCATTCTCCCAACAAACTCACAGTACCATTTGCACTAGAAGGAAAAATAGGAGGAGGTTCATTTTGTCCAGGATCCCAGCTTTGTACAACATATTGTCTATCTTGCCAAGATTCCACAAATAGTCTTTCCCTCATTGACCTAGAACCAATACTACCTACTATATATATAGAACCTTCTTCTCTACGTATATTGAATAAACAAATAGTATCTCCTATTGTTATAGATAATGCTCCTCCAACAGATTGCACAGCATCCACAGTAAATGATCCATTTATATTCATATTACTCATATCTGCGCCAATATCATAGTTATAAAGAATTTCTTTGTATAAATCTAAAGCAGTAATAGGAGGATCTGTATATGCGATAAGATCTTTTTTAGTTATTAAATTATTTGATACTAAAAACATATTTTTATTAACATTTTGAGATTCCCCATACATAATTCTGAATAGCATCTCTGAAGCCATAGCATCAGTATTAAGAACACTAGTAGTATGGCTCTGTTGCGCAACCCCACGGGTTAATGTTTCTTGATATATAGGATTTATAGTACTAGACTTATAATCCATAGGAATAACATAAGGAGTACTACACATAGTATCTGCGGATATACCTTCGGCAGCCACTCTTTGTGCTGTTCTCACAGGGAAAAAATTCCCAAAAGAAGCTAATTCTGATCTTGCTATGGTAATAACAGAATCACTTCCTAAAGCATTATATAAACCAGCATCATAAGAAATATAATATGGAACAACGTCTGGTATATTAGTATCAAAATTTATACCAACATTATATTCGGCTTTGATATTAGTCCAACCAATATGTTTTATGCCTTGATCAATATTGCCATAACAACCATTATTATCACACGTGCTATTATCTGTATCACAATATATATGAAACCTATAATGTGGAGTTCTGCTTTGATGTCGCCAAGTACCGAAAGATGATGTAGCATCAAATCTAGCTGTGCTTTCGGAGTAATCAATAATATGAAGAGGTTGAAATGTATTAATACAAGGAGGATTGTATGTTCCTGGAAAACGTACGGTTTCTCTAAAAGTTCTACTAAATACAAACGGAGGATCATCTATTCTTAATGTGGGACTAAAAAAGTTATTATATGGTACAAAAGCGGATTTTGCTTGTTCGATTCCAGAAAAATTAATCCAAAAAAGATCATTGTTCCCGTACTGGAGATAATTTCCGGTAGCTGGCTTAATATCTCTATGTATTCCTGCTATGCTAATTTTGCCTGTGAATGGCGTGTTTTGATTTTCATAAAAATTAACTAGTGTATTCAATGATTCTGGAATTATAGGATCAGGATCGTTCAGAATATTTAAATCCATAAAAGGTAAGTAATTATGATAACTATCTGATTGTATAGAATATGGAGTATTTTCTCCTAAAGCATATTTATGTAATATCGAATAGTATACCAGTCCTGCATGGGTTATATCTAATGGTATATTAGATATTTCGCCTCCTTCACTTATAGCCCGCAAACCAGTGTCTTCTAATCTATAAAAAAAGTTTTTTTCTCTATGATTATTAATAATAGTCTTATAAAAAATATTGTCATAATTTGATTTTGGATAATACTTTTGTGGATCAAATAAAGCATCTTTATATTGATCTATTATATATCCATCAAATGTTATTAAGTCGCCCCATTTACTTTGTATTAATCTATTAGTAATATCAGGATCCTGTTCGCATAAAATTACATCAGCATTAGATATAACAAAAGAATGGTATCGAGGGTAATTAAAATTCACTAGAGTAAAACCTTGGTTTCTAACTCCATATGCTAATTTTAGTCTAGTATATGGTAACATATATACATCTTCTTTAGTTAGATCTTTAACTGGTAACCCATTTTTTGTAACAAATTTAACAATAATGCTTTTTTCTATAATGGGTATAAACATAGACGATCTCAAAACTGGATTTTTAAACCAACCAAATAAGGAAGTTGGTCTTTTACTATTATACAAATATCCGGATTTTGATAGCCTTTTGAAGTCTAGGTGTAAATCACTAAAATTATGTTGTAAATAATCAAAATCAGAAAAAACATAAGAAGCTCTAAGATTCGGTTTGCTTGGATCAATACATATCCAGTGAGAACCATCTAAAAATTTAATTAACGAGCCATATTGGAATGTACTAGGATTACTAGGAACAAAAGAATAAATAAAATCTATGTTTGGTAATAAGGTTTCTATAGAAGGATCTATCTCTGGAATTCTATAATATGCTCTTGTGCCGGGAATAGTGATGGTCGTCCTATCCTGATCAGAAAAATAAAATCTTTCCGACATTATAGGAAATTCTAGTGGTTGCGTAGGCTCGTTGTTATTTGACCGATTTGTGTTGTATTTATTATAAACAAAGTTAAATCTATTTGATTCTTTTACAGGAGCAACAAAAACAGATGGAAGTCCTTTGGTAAAGTTTTTATTTGGAATATATTCGTGAATCAATGGTCTTCCCGGATATACAATATCGTTAACTTTAAAACTATTAGCATTACTACCATTATACTGCCACCATTTTCCATTAATCAACAAATATAATCTTAATTTTTTATGGTAATCAAACTGATGCAGATTATTGATAGCGTTTATAACTCTGGGAGTAAACGACCCTATCATGCAAAATCCTTCATTAAAAGTATCTGCTGCTCCAGTATCTCTTAATGAAGCATCATAATAAATTGTATCATCTTTAATAGCGCTCTTTCTAAATAACGAAGCATCCGTTGTTAATCCGCTATTTGGGTGAAAAGACCCCTTGTATAGATATCCCATTGGGGCAGGACTATTAAGAACAAAATTTATATATTGTTTTCTGTATTTCTGATGTAAATTAATAGTAACTTTAGAAACCTCATCTCCCCTATATATTTTATCACTTGTTTGTACGGTTGTTTTTGCATATGGTGTTAATAGTCTACCAGAGGGTGGAAATAATACGCTTTTCTCCTGACCTCCAGCAGCGATGATTAACGCTTCTAAAAATGGATTTTGCAGTTCTACTGTTAAAGTTGCAGGAATAGCAGTATCTTTAGAAAAGATAATATATCTCTGATTTGCATAAAAAGTATTATTGAATGTGCCTTCTGGTATATAGACTTTTGTAGCAAATCTTTTAGCGTCCAATAACGGCCTATATTCCAACCAATAGTCGGTTACTTGTCCCGGACTGTCTCCTCCTTCTCTATGTAAAATGGTTCTATATCTATTACCTAATAAATTAATATCTTCATTTATAGATACCTCAACATCGGCATGAGAAGTACTAAATCCTACAGGATTTAATGTCCATCTGGTATTAGTATAATTATGTAGCTCTATGCTTGCTGTAGAGTCACAACCATATGGATTTTCGGGATTAATCAAATTATTTAAAGGAGACAATAAAGAGCCGGCCGTCAGGACAGATGGCCCAAAAATATTATCTAATTCTTTTTGAGTATATCCGCCATACTGTTGAAGTCTTGGAGAAAATCTTGTAGATAATGAAGGAGTATAAAAATTTGGTGTTGAAAAATATGATCTATTCGGATTATTACAGTCTTGACTGTGTAATGGCGTCATATTGATAGGCCAACACTTGCAACTTTCTTTAACTGGAAATCTTTTGCAGTCGCTGGAGCTTGACAGCTGAGTTTGCAAATACTCTGCTGCTATACTATAAATTTTTAATCCCATATCTTTAGTTTCAAAATTAATAGTAATATTATTAGTAGTTGATGGTGGAGTAGGATCGTTTTGTCTAAATACAACTTCGGAATCCAGACCAAAAGGATAACTATTAATCATTAGTCCGCCCTGGGCATGAAAAGCTAATGTGTCTACATAAGGATTAAAAAAAGTAGCTCTATATTTTCTTTCGAATCTTACTGTACCATCTTTGAGGGTTCTTTCTGGCCTATTCTGAGGATCATTAGTAAATTGTGGGGGAGAGTTATTAAATCTACGAGCTAAAGTAGCATAGCAAAAACTAGGATAAGCAACTCCGCATTCTACTGTTTCAGCATTATTGATTCTATAAAAAGAACTATATTGATCACAATTACTGCAACTATTTAAATTATCTCTCTCAGCGATTCTAGGATAAGTATCTTTAATGATATAACAACCTGAACTAGAAGGTACTTGTTTTAAAATTTGACCATTTAAAACTATTGCAGAATATAATCTGTAGTCGCTATTGGTTAAAGTAGATGTTCCATCACGATTATCTACACATGATCTATTGTGTCTCATTGCTATTTCGGGCCAGACATACAAAGGCAACCCAAATCCTTCCGGGCCACTGATAGTTTGATTATAATGGTATTCTTTTCTAAAAAATCTAGATGCACAACTAGTAAAAGGCTGACATGTTGCTCCATAATTCGACCAATTGATATCGTTTTTATCAAATACCATATCAAAGTCTAATTCTAATCCAAATGAACTATTTATAGTTTGATTAAAAGCAATATTAATATTAGATCTTGGAGGAATATACAAATAAGTACCATATTTTGATGCAAGTGTTGCTATTAGCTCTTTTTTATTAGAAATATAATTTAATTGAGACACAGAATCCATAGTTGTGGTATACTGCATATCTTTATTAAGAGTATCTATTTGGAAAAACTGATTTTTGCTATAATCTGAATTAAAACTGTCTCTTAATAAGTCTACAGTAATTTGATCATACTGAGGAGCAGTAGCCAACACTGCGCTCAGAATCAAGGCATCTCTGGACCCTGTTCTTTGAGAAAGCCTATAGTATATCTCATAAAACTTAGAATACAAATTATTAGAAATATATAAAAACTCCGAACCACTAGGTATAATACATTTAAATTGTCCATTATCTACAACTTTAAGTCCCGATGGACATGATTGTATTAAGCCGTTCAGGCCTGTCGGGTTACTCAAACTAGTAGCGGGTTCTGGTCCGTCATTAGTTGCAAAAAACACATCGCCTGGAGGTATATATAAATCTACTCCCGGAATTGGTCTTTGATCGTTGATTCTATGCATGTCGTAATATCTATACCAGCATAAAACTCCAGAGGCATAATTCCATTTCCAATAAGAAGCAATTTTTTCATCATGTATAAAAATATTTTTGTATTTTTCTTCGTCTATTCCATATGGTAGTTCAGCAAATTGTTGAGGTGTTGGTAGCACACTATCGGGCATATCTCCACTGACTGTTGTGCCTAATAAGCCGCTTAATATAGGATATGATTTGATGTAGTAATGACCAGTAGCTGGCAAGCCTGGAATTGTATTAACAGATAACATCAAGAAATTACCACAAGTATTACTAACCATTTTACTTTTTTTATAAGACTTATTATGCAAATATTCGGAATCGTGATGAGAAGTAAATTTATCATATGGAATTTCGGATATGGTTTCTCTTATGGACCAATCCACAGCCATATACGCATTGCCACCTATTTGTCTTCTTGCTGCCGGAGGTATAAAAACAAAACCATCACAACCCAAGGTTTGAGGATTATTACAAGCTGGAAATTCTTGTTTATACTTAAAATCCGTCACCCCGGTAATATAAGCATGATTTAATACAGGAATTTTAGGCAAATAATCATCTGCTCTAAAACGAACATCACAAGCTCCGCTACAGCAAGTTCCTGAATGCGCTCTAGGGGACGCGTTTCCAGCGATATCATATAGTCGCCACTGAACAGCATAGTCTCCGCAATAACTGCACAAACTAGATTCTTCTATTTGTTCAGTAATCGGATCCATATTTATAGAACCATCAGAACAATCGCATGGAGTAAAAAAACTTGCTCCACGAGTTCTAGCCGACATTAAAGGAGATGCCAGACTATTGTTTTGATTAGGATAAACATAGATCGGTCTCCACACACCGCTAAAAGTTATTCCACCCCCCATGCGTTGTGTCAACCAGCTTAAATTAACAGATATATTTGAACTATTTAAATCAATAACATCTGCAATTAGATCTTTATCAAAAATTTCGCAGCTCATATTAAACCACTAATTTCTAATTGATTGTAAAATCCACGAACCGTTCAAAAACACAAATAATCCTAAACTACCAGCCGGGGTAGCAAAATTTATAGGATTTAGAAAAGTTGTTACATATTGTGAAACTATATCTGCTGAGACAACAGATGGCGTATACCCATTAAATATAGTAGCATTTAAACCACCCAATAATTGTCCAGAAGTCATTAGTGGTCTATTATAAATAGGTTCATAAAAACCATTATCGGTATCATATCTACAATATAAAGCAGCGCCTCTGGGGGCAGAGAATATGCCCAAAGAATCTTTAACAAAAACAACCTTCCTTAATCCTTGAGGAAGAGGAGTATTATCATATGATGATTCTACAACAATACCTCTAGCTGTACTAGTTTTATCTAATAAATCTGTTTCTATAACTACCCAAACAGGTTTATAGTTTGCTCCTATAGTCCAAACTCTAGCATTAGAATCCCATCTTAAATCTAATGGTCCAACAGGCCATGTGGTGGGCAGTTGGGCCCATCCTTTGTAAAAAGTATTTTCTTTATATGGAGCTGACCATGTTCCATCCGATTGCAATACTTGATTTTTTCCAACAGCATTATTATTGCTATCATATAAAATTTCATTACCAGCACCATATTTATATTCTCCAGACGAGTTGGGCACAGGATATCCTTGCAAATCATATCCCCAAGAATGTATCATAATTGGCCCTCTTAATCCAAAAAATCTTTGATTTTGATAAGAGTTCGCGTAAGTAGCATCATGGTTTATTAAATTAATATCATAGTCATTATAGTTTTTTACAATATTAGGAGTTAATATTGGAGCTAGTCCATCAGCAACGCCTGGCAAAATATTGCCAAAAGATACGGCTCCTACGCTATGACCACATCTGTCCGATTGTTGTTTGTGTTGATGTATACTAAAATCACTACCAGTAGCAGACATAACTATTGGATTCAAAGTGTATGTATTAATTTTACAGGTTTGGAATTGAAATGCTAAATGTCTATCTGTTAGAATTTGTCTATCTGACCCACTTGCAATTAACATTGGCGGAGTAATTTCGTTAGGTTGAGCACTTTTTTTCTTAGCTTTTTCTATATCTATATCAGGAACACAAAATTTACATGGCTTAGTTAATGTACTAAAACTACTATTCATAGCTCCTACATTAATAAAACTAGTAGTACTGTCTCTTCGGAATTGAGAACTAGCAGCAGAATGTAATCCCATTATTACAAAACCTCCTCCTCTGCATATCGGGCAATGAGATCTAGGATACGGGGATAATGGGTAAGTTGTGCCATAAGCTGTAGGATAAAAAGATATAGGAGAAAATATTCCATCTAAACTCATAACAGATAAACTAGTATAATTTTCAGGACTTAATAATGTTCTAGGTATTTCTTGTGGATCATACAATGCAACAGATGTTTGATGATTGATCATGTCCTTTGGTGTTACTGTTCTAAATGGTTGAATCTGTGGTCTATTGAACCACTGGGCATCAAAATTTAACTCTGAAAACGCATCCCGTAAATTAGAATTTTTATGAACAATAGGCATAGCTCCGCCTATTAATAGTCTCACAGGACTATAACTTAAAGACTTCGGTAAAGAAGAAGATGTTAGCCCATTGCCTGCCTGTTGCATTCTAGCCACTCGAGACTGAACAATACTGTCTGCTATTTGTTTTCTATTAGCTAATCTTTCCTTTGCTATTTTTTGAATTTGATTTGCTTGTTCTTTATTGTAGAATCCTAATTTTCTACTATAAGTTCTAAAATGATACGTACATTTTATTCCTTCTTCTCCTAAATCAACATTAATAGCATTAATTACAGGACCATATGCGTTAACCAGTCGAGCACCCAATTCAGCATTACGAAACAGCATATTAGCTACAGTAATTTGACCTTCTTCTTGTACTTGCTGGTACTTGTTACTATCTGCCACAAGATTTAATAATACTGACGAGTCTAAAGCATCCATTCCTCCATATTCCCATGGAACATAACTAGAATTAATATCTACTTCTACTCCTCCCACTATATTATTAACCAATACATTAGGATTTGCATAATTGTCAGGAAATAAAGCATTTGCAATTAAACCAGGGTGGCTTACCCACGGACCATAGCAAGCATAGTTCAATTGTAGTGGAATAGCAGCAAAACAAGGAGTAGGAGCCAAAGGAGCTATAGGTAGATTTATCTCATTATCCACACTATAATCTGGTACCACAGCAGAATGCACCACCATTTTGCGCAATTTACCATATGTAAAAATAAGATTATTCAAATTGCTAGGAATTGGCCTGGTTAAAACTCTTGTAGCTCCTCCCGGAGTTTCCAATCCGAAAACACCAGCTGCTATAAGATTCTCAAACATTGATAATGTTAAACTCTGTTCTGATCTTGTATTTACTGGCGCAGAACTTTCTAATACAGCGTACTGAATACCGTTAGCAAAAATAATACGTTTATTAACCCTGTTTTCTGGAACCACCTCAAAAACGGATGCTTTTGCATATAACTTAGCTTTGATTGGATCCGGAATATTGTTTCCAAAAGAATCATTTAATTGAGGCGCATTAACACTGCCAGGTACTCTGTCACTAAAAGCTCCTCCTGGAGGTATCAGGTATGATCTATGTTGAACCAAAACAGATTCGGCTGGCGACATACTATGTTGTAAAGGCAGATACCAATCGTTTGGTCTTTGAGGCATATCTGATTGCAGAATCATTTTCCCTAAATTATTTACAGGTAAAAGCCCTGGTAATGGATTTGTTCCAGCAGCAGCCATTGGATGATTATGTGTTCTTTCAGCAGATGCGTTCCAACCTAGCAATGGTCCTATTCTAGCATCGGCTTCTGATAAAGTAAAAACTTCATCACTTCCTATTTGCATAGTGTCATCTATAAAATTACCAAATTCTTCCCATGCTGCATCTGTGACCTCATAGGAATAATGAGCCATTCCCATAGAATCTACTCTTCTATAAATTGTTGGTAATCTAACTAGATAAGATTTACCATATTTAGATCCTAGTTCTGATGTTATAAAATTATGTAATTTTTGTAATACTGGTAAAATATCATTTTGAAAAATAATTCTATTTGCAGGACTAATTCTATCCGTAGTCGGAGGATCTGTGGGAAGAGCCTCTTTTTTAGTTTCTCCTGTTTTTAATGAACCAACACCATAAAAAGTTAATTGGTTAGCTATAGCGGGGCCGTATTTTTGTGATATGTATGTTAACATTAATCTGCATGTTGGTGTCTCATATCCAAATTTTTTCATCTCAAATAAATATGTGACCCAAGAATCGAAACTTCCAAGAGCAGCCCTTATTTCTGTTTCAAATATGCTAACAACGCCACCGTTAGCATTATATGGTGTAATAAGATTTATATCAAAATTTTGAATAGCAAATATAGGTTTTAAATCAGAAAATAGCATATTTACTATATATTGTCTTTGTCTACGATCATAATAAACTTGCCTCAAACTACCATCAGAATTTCGACCAAAATATTGACTTATTAAATCTAGTTGTATAGGATAAGCCAATTTATTAGAAAAACTGGGAGCAAATGGTTGATTTTGATCCGAAGGCTGGTCCGCTAAATCAGGATTAGATAATTTAGGATTAGTTGTGTTATAGTTACCTTTTGTAACCACAGTATTAAAATAAGTATATTCTGGTCCAATAAAGTCATTACTGTCTTGAGCCGTTGCCGCTCCTCCATAAGTTCTATAAGCACTTCCCCATGACGAATCCCATGGTCGGGTTGATTCCGGCATAGGCCACCTAACTTTTTGTCGCGGATTTCCATTTCTCAAAAAACTTTCTACTAAATCATCTTGCACATTATTAAAAAGTCCACTATCAGGATCATAGATATTGATGTGTTTGTATTTAGATATAGTATTGCACTGTAATTGGAGCAATCTTTTTTGTTTACCCCCTACTGCTACTTTTCTATTCACATCATCTGTGTGTGTTTCTCCAACATTATAAGAAATTATTCTATCAGCAACAGTTAAATTAGAAATTAGCCCTCTAATAATTTTTGTTGATGGTTGGATTTTTCTGTCGTATGTTCTGATAAGAATTCTGCCTGAAAATAGAGAACTGTTTAAATCTGGCTCCAAAGAACAATTCCAATCAAATCCAGCTCCATCACAACATTTGGTAATAAAGTCATCTAAACTCATATTATTAGTTAAATCAAGATAAATACCATCAGGGGGTCTAGGAACCTGACTTAAATCAAGCCTAAATAATGGTCGATAAATATTATCAACAGCTAATATGTGTCTGAAAAAACCTAATTGAGTTAAATTAATACTTGATCCCGCATAATTAATAGTTGTACTTGTTGGATCTATTATTTGTGTAGCGTTATTAGCACCAAAATACACTAAACTTTTGGCTACGATCCCACCATATGGAGAAAATGGATTCGTTACTATTGTATCGGGGCCACCAGCCAAAAGTTCCACCAACCCATCATACACTTGAGCAGCACTGATACCTAACTCTGATATATCGACATTTTGAAAACCTCTAGTCTCTATAAGATAACCATATATATTAAACAAATTTGGCATATTACCATGTCTAATATCACCATTAAATGGTCTTATACTGCCATCATCATTTTTAAATTTGATGTAGGGTATGCTTATCGCGGTTCCATCTGCAAAGGCTGTAGCGTTTGGCATCACAGTAGATATACTGCCTTGATATTCATTCAATATTAATTGACATCCTTTTAAAAGTCTTCCTGGACCCTGAATTTCTGCTGTATATATTGCTGATTCTACCTTCCAGCTGTTGAGTAGTCCTCCGAACTCCAAGTCGTCTAGTTTAAAATAAACAGGACATCCAACACTATCATATATATGACCCGCAACAAAAGAATTATCTCCAACAAATCCCGGATCTGGACCGAGCCAATTCGCAGGGTCGTTAGCAAGAAGATGTGGATTCCAACATTTTTTTCCAGTGTCTCGATTTCTAGACAAAGGCGTATTACTAATATCTGTATCTAATCTATCGTTTTCTCTTTTTTGCTCTTCTTTAGATATATTTTTATGCGCAGTATAATTAGGATCTCTATCAACATTTAAGTCTGCATTATTAACAAATAACGAATTAGTTGTGGTATTTACTATAGTATTAATCGTTGTTGTCACAGAACCAAAATCTGGACTATTTGGGTGTGCGGACGTATCCTTAACTAATCGAACAGTGCATTGAGATGGTTCAGAGCCCCATGCCATATTAAAAGTGACATTACTAATACTACAACCCAAAAATAATGTTTGCGGCAATGGGCCGGATTCTTTATAAGAAAAATCGCAAATTCTAGGCATCTAATCTCTCCATAATTTTATGTGTCACTACACTTAGTATACTTCCATACTTTAGTTCTAACAACTCTACTTTCGCTTAATGTAATAGTGTTGGTATCAGATATTAATATGCCAGTATAAGGAGATTGGGGTTTAAAATTATCTATTAAAGAATCAATACTATTTAGAATATCTTGATCAAATTGTATGCCCTTAATACCGGTTGGACTATTAAAAATACCATCATATGTAACTGTTTTTTCTCCATTGTTTTTGGAATTTGGTGCTGGAAAATATATTATGGGTCCTAGCCTTCGTCCTATAACAAAAATATCTGATGTGATGAATGTTGGTCCAGTATCATCTATAGTAAAACTTTCTGTTAATGCGCCAGATATTAATGCTAACGGTCTATTATTATAGGTATACGCATAATCAATTGTTCCATTAATAGGATTTAATCCTTCTGTTATAGAAATCGGAATAGGATGTAACGGAGTTGAAGCATAGGTTGGAAAATTAGTACTAAATTCATTGTTATATCTAGCATTAGGTATAATTTGTCTAAACATAGTATCTATTTGAGATGCTCTAGAAAACATTAAACCTGTTATTTGTTGATATCCAGATAAAGCTTCAAAATACTTATTCGATTTATATATACCACTATATAGTGGCCTAATAGCATTTCTACCATATCTAATTGCATTTCCATCGAAATTTGTATAAGTAAAAATACTACCAGTAACATAAGATAAATCTATTGGCTGTAATCCTTCTATTTGTCCTCTAATATCTATTGTTCTATTAAAAGCATCATCTACTGATTCAGAAATTGTACACGAGTCAATAAAATTATTTTGATCTCCAAATGGTTTCATCATAAAAGTATCTCTTACAGTAATAGATCCCTGGGTATCGCTAATATCAATATTTCTATCTAGGTTATATAACTTAATAGGTTGTATACCAATGTCTATAGGTAATATTCCGCTTAATGTAGATAATGCTTCTTTACCTCTGGAATTAATCCATTTTGCTGCCTCATACAAAGCACCAGATCTACTAGGCAAGCCATTAGCGGATAAAGAATGAATAATGTTATATGTTGGCCAAGATATAGTAGTGGTTAAATTACCAGTACTAGTTATCATATATTTTTTATCAAAATTAGGAGTTATTTCTATAGAATCTTCTATGGATGATACTAGATACTGTTTGTCAATTGGGTCGTGAGTCATACTTATACCAGATTTTCTAATATTGTTTTCATCAAAAGCATACTCTATAAGATTAATAGTATAAGGAATAGTTCTAAGAAGCGGATCAGCGTCTGTATCAAAGCTCATGCTTTCTATTGTCGCATAACCAGAAGAAATAATAATATCTTGAGCACCACCAGCTGCTTTACAGTATATCTTGAAAAGTTGTAATTCTTTGTCTAATGGTGTACTCAAATTATTTAGTAGTAAGCCACTTTTTAAAGCTATTGCTTTTTGTAAAGTTATCAGTGGATTGTGATGACTTGGTGTAGCGCTGTATGTTTTATGATCTGTATATACCACTCCATTAAGAGTAATAGTTTTTGTTTGTGATAAATATCCCTGAGCATTAGTTCTATTAATTCTGTATGAGATAGAAGGAGTCGGAGTAGGATATCCATTGGCTTCTATAAATTCAAAATTGCCGTAAACAATAGTAGGAGGAAACCATCTTGCAGAACTATTTGATAGTGGTGTTTTAGGCATAATTAACCTCCATAAAATCCTGCAGGATAGTACCCTTTCCAGTATTGCCAAGTGCATTTTAATGTAAAGCTTTTGCCTATAACATCGTAATTTTCACCAGAAGCAGTAAGCACACTAAAGTATCCTGGACCATATAGTCTATTAGACGCTGGTGGTGATAATTTATTGGGATTAAATGCTTCCATTAGATTACCTAATTGGGCTTTAACATTCATGGGCAATGTGCCAGAAACAGGAACAGGAAAAGAGGCCGTATATGTAACAGTTCTAGAGGGTATAGCATAAGTTCCAAGATCTTGAGGAATAGGCATTCTTCCTAATACATTTTGTGTTATTGTTGATCTAACACCAAGAGTATCCGACATTTCTATGCGTTCTCTGATTGATCCACTTACTAAATTTAATGGTCTAGAATCAAATGCATAAGAATAATCTATAGATCCTTCCATAAAATTAAAAGTTATGTTTCTGTTGGTTGGCAATGGATTTAATCCAGTATTAATGTGCCATTTATTAATTGTAATAACTCCGGTTATCGATCCAGTAGGATAATTTAATGCTCTTAATACTCTATTGTAGATTTCTGGCTCAATTTTTTTAAAAAAACCACCACTAGCTTTTGCAAAAGCAACTCCGCTAATGGTAGATAAGTTATTATTTGTATTATAATAGTTGTGATTATATACAAAGCTTGGATCATAGGTTGTAGCAGCATCGTAAAATCCTTGAACTTTTCCGTCTATGGTCACAGTTCTTAGAAGTTTCTCGTTGATAGATGTATTAATTGTAAAAGTTTCTGCCCATCCACTATATGCGGTAATATTTGGATTACTAATTCCACTACCACTAGCAGCAATAATAGTTTGTGTAACTTGAAATTCACCCCTAGTATCATCTATTTTTGTATTCCATGTAGAATGAATAATATCTAAATTAGAAAGGATATTTAATCTATTATTATTATACAATATAGCATTTACACAAAACCGAGCATTGTCTATAGCCGTATTGCCACTTGTCCAGACTCCTTCTGCTGAAACTGTTCGAGTTATTGTATATAAAGGAGCATGTTGATCTAAGGATATGGTTGTGGGTTTATATTTAGCAAGAGAGTTTTGTGAATAAAAACCATATTCTGGCACAGTAGACACACTAAAACTGTCTGATATATTACTTACATAAAACCCGGATGGGTATGTGAAATATTTAAAATAGGATTTTCCGGCTTCTCCTGTACGATGTACAGATATTGTAATCTCAAAATCTATTCCCTGATCCCACCTTTCGCTTGTTTTATTACTAAAGTCTATACTTTCTATGTAAGTTGCTTTAGGATCGCTAACATATACTTGATTGTTACTACAATATCCAACTACAGATAATTTTTTATAGTCCGTAAAGTTTTGTTCTAATTTAAGTATAGTATTATGAAAATCATACCAAACAGGGCTTGCTAGACTATAACTATGATCGCTACCCGAAAAAGGAATTTTGCCACTCGGCCATATGACCCCATTCAGTTTGATATTATCCTTAACGCCTAATATATCTCCCGCTGTAGTTTTTAATATTTCTGTATCGATAGAAAAAGACGGAACATTTGTACCATTGCTAGTATCATGAAAATTAAAATCTCCATACGATATAGCAAAAATAGTATTTGTTGGTATACTCATATCGTCCTAGTCCTTATCAACTAAAATTAAAAGCTAGCAGCAATATTAACTCCAGATGGATGATTTAGTTGTGCTATGTCCACCGTGGCTGTCCACATTATATTATATCCTACTAATTGTCTTGCATATACAGCCAATCTTTGTGCATTACCAGTGTTGATTCCTGTTACATAAACTATATCGCTGGGCCAACTTAATACGGAGTCTTTATAAACTGTTGAAGAAGGCGTTCCAAGGGATCGTATAACTTTGGTACTATCTGATGGATTTCTATATATAATAAATGCTCCTTCTAAAAATCCGGCTACGCCTTTATAGTCTGTAGTTTCTAAATTAGTAAGATTATCTATTGGTGCTGCTAGACCACAAAACTTAATTTTATACTGCCATATAGATACAGGTTCCCATAAAGATGCATTAATATTATTTTCTGCTAATGGATTATAAAAATACTGAATACTAATAGTATTATTTTGTGTTGGTGAACTAGTCGTATCTTTGGTAAAATCGGACACTAATTCTCTTGTAGCCTCAGCATCTGCACTATTGGTTCTTCCTTTCAAAAAGAAAGTAGAAATCTGATTACCTCCAAGATAATTTGAATTTGAACTGGTATTCATAAAAGAAGTACCAGCTAATGTAATAGTATTATTACAATAATTTGGCTTAGCATCAACACCTATATCCACGCCCGGTACAGTATCTAGATCTGTGGCTAAAAAGTCTGGTTGGTAAACTCTTAATCCTCTAGCATTATTTGTCCATCTACCCCCATCCCAAGCTAAAATAAACCCATTTTGACCAACACTAATACTTGATCCAGCACCTGGAAAGGCTAACGTTGATAAGCCAATATCTACTCTTGTAGCCACCTGTGTATCCACATACAGTGGCCATATTCCACTAAATTGGGTATTAAGACTAATATTACTTAATTGAATATCACCATTATCATCTGCTCTAAGATATCTGGCAGAAGCATCTGCTGGAAAACCACCATTCGGAGTTAATTGTAAAGCATTTGTTTTTGTTTTACCAGCCACTACTAGTTTTACATTATCATGCGTATACCATCTAGTTGCAGATGCTCCATTGGTAGCTTGCATATCTGTAGTTAGCGTAACTCCTAATCCTAGCACTCCACTTATAGTATCATAATGCAAACCCTTTTTTAGTGGTAGTACTACTGATCCAAAACTATTGTCAATGACAGAAAATGGTTTATTTCTTCCAGCATTATTAATTACAGTACCATAAGCATTTGTAGAACACAAAATCACATTACTAGAAATGTCGCTTTCGCCCTGAAAATTTGCGCTTTGATTATCTGTTAAGGTGCCTGTTGCGCCTAGAGTAACAGCTTGATTACTACTATAGTATTTAAGAGTATCCATTCCGCTCATTTGAGAAGTAGAACTAGAAAATAAAATACTATTTCTTGGAACAATAGCAGAAGATAACTCTCCGTTAGACGAAGATACTCTTAGAAATGTACCGGTTAAATTTGTTGGCAAAAATATTGAATCGGTAACAGTATGTCGATAAAAATATCCAGAGACACCTGTAATATTATATACTTGTATAGCATTAAGTGCTGGTAGCGTTTTTAATAGGTTTACTCTAATATTATAGTCATGCTGACCAAATATTAAACCATCCCCAGAGCCCTTAACAACAATGTCATAAACACTTTCATTGTCACTAGAATTATTAATGTACAATCCAGAAGGAGTAAGCACAAAAGCATCTTCGTAGACAGTTGGATCAAATGTTCCTGGCTTTAAATACGCAAAAGTTTTACTATTAGGAATAAATCTTAACTCTGGCGCACCACTAGCTACTTTATCACTATGCTTATATAAAATGGTGGAGTTGTCTCCTGACAAATTTACAGGCATTTGCCAAGTAGCATTGCCTAAAGTATCTGAATGTAATGTGTATCCTGCGATGCCGGATAATCCTACTCTCAGACTGTTAGTAGTAATAGTTCCACTAACATCAAGAGTGGATCTTGGAGAAAAATTTGCAATACCAACTCTATTAGTGGTCAAATCTGCTTTAAGAGTTGTACCACTAAAAGTGCTATTGAATAAAACATAGTCCTGGACTGCGCCGGTATTAAATATGATACCATCATCTGATAGTACCATTTTTGTAGCATCATCTAAACCTATTTGAATAGTACGATTATAGGAACCTTTTATATCATTGCCTATGATAATATTAGAAACACCAGTAATAGCATTTTTATTACCTAATACAATACCGCTACTATTAAGATAGTTATTGTCTAATCCTATAACAATATTAGTATTACCAAAATATGGATCTCCAATAGGGTCTGTAATATCATTGCCATCTTGAAACGGCATACACCAGCCACTAAGAGATGTTATTTGATTTAGCACATCATCGAAAGCTTCTTGTACACCATATGGATATCCTTGACTTGTAATAAGCTCAGAAATAGCAATATTAGTATGTCCATTTACATTGTCATAACTCACGGCACTAATTATTCTATTAAACGCAAAACTATTTTGATTAGCTGGACTAGCTAATAAAACCAATATTCTATCACCAGCGCTATAGCTGGTTCTAACATCTCCATTAATTCTTACAATATCATTAGATCCAAGAACAGTACATGGATTTCTAGTTTTACCAATAAAATTGTTTGTGCCGTATACTATGTTATTCGGTCCTAATACATCGTTATTAAAACCCACACATAATCCGCTAACTATAATCTCATTATCTCCAAAAATTATATTTCCACTTCCAAAAGACCATGTATGTCTTTTAGCAGGATTATT